GCGGCACCAGTATGCGCACCTCAGCCGGCAGCGGTCGCACAGTTACTTCCTGCAGGTCAGCCGCAGCCAGTTCAGCTTGTTCTACCCCTGATCGTGACTGCGCCGGTAGCGATGCCGGTCAGATGGCAGGCGGATCCAAAGGGCGGGTTCTCGATGCAGAAAAAGGTGGAAGATCCAGACACTGGTAACGATCGTTGGGTGACGTGTATCAGTGGGTTTCGGATACTATCTCTCGACCTACTCAAGACAATCGACGCCGGCTCACACACTGCAGAATTAACTGTTCAGAACGCGGCCGGCACGGAGACAGCAACGTTCAGTGCCGGTGACCCAACTGCGGCTGCGGAGTTTCAAAAGCTACTCGGCGACCGCGGCATTTTCGTGAGCAAGAATGAGTTTAAAGACCTACAGGAGCTACTTATGGAGTGGCTGAAAAAAATCCAAGATGCCCAGCGTGTCAAGCGCTCTTTCACTCACTTAGGATGGATGGAGAAGGACAACCAGCATATCGGGTTCGCTCTAGGTGACACGGCTTATTATGCTGACGGCTCTAAAGAGACCGGCATCAAGGTAGCCGCAGGTGGCGGCACAACCATATACAAGCACTACCTACCACAAGGAACCCTCGCAGCATGGAGTTCGGTATCCACATTCCTGAGTTCCCAGAATCGGGCGGAGCTGATGGCAGTCCTTTCGACGGCGTTTGGCTCCCCACTGATGAAGTTCAGTGGGCACTCTGGGGCCGTCGTATCGATAGTATCTACTGCGTCTGGTGTCGGAAAGAGTACAGCACTGTCACTGGCGCAGAGCGTTTGGGGAAATCCCAAAAGTGCGATGCACAGCGCCGCCGACACAGTTTTGTCACTATCCTCGAAGATGGGGTTTACGAAGGACCTCCCCGCGTACTGGGATGACATCAAGGGTGAAAAGACCTTTGAGAACTTTGCCTCAGTGATCTACCAGATCACTCAAGGCAAGGAGAAGTCCCGACTCAACCAGCAGGCCGAACTCCGGGAAGTCCAGAACTGGAACTGCCTCGCGGTAGTCGCCACAAACGACTCTCTGATAGACATGGTGAAGCGCTATGGCAAGGGCACTGATGCTGGCGCGGCGCGCATCTTCGAGATCCGTCTGGAGGCTCGTCCGGCAATGACCCAGCAGGCAACGTTCTTTGACGCCTGCTCGACGAACTACGGTCGCGCTGGAGAGATTTATGCCGCATGGCTGGCCGCCAACCCAGACAAAGCTCGAAAGCTCGTAGAGCAGCTCTCCGACCATCTCCATAAGGACCTACAGGTGGAGTCGGAAGAACGCTTCTGGGTGGCCGCAATCGCCGTAATGGTGGCCGGCGCTCAGATCGCCAAGCAACTGGGGCTGGTGGACTTTGACGTGAAGGGCCTTCTGGCCTACCTGAAGACCCGATTTATCCAGCTGCGTGGGGGCAAGACGGAGCAGATGAAGGAATCGGATCCAGGCCCCATGATCGCTGATTTGATCCTGGATCATCAGCCGACGACCCTGCGCATTGATACGATGCCCATCAAGAACCAAACCAAGCCGCTCATCACCCGCCCGCCGAAGAATGGCGACGTGGACCTTATGATTGCCGACAAGGATGGGATTCTGCGAGTCCGCAAGGCCAAGTTCAACGAGTGGTGCCGGAGTCGTAACCACAGCGTCACCACGCTGCTCGAGAAACTGAGCCAAGAAGGGGCCGTCAAGGAGAAGAACGTCGACCCTATGGCCGGTGCGTCGCCCTATTCAACCTATAACCGCACGACCTGCTACGATATTGACCTGAAGAAACTCGGCATTCATGGAGAGGAAAATGTGGATCCCGCATAAGCCCTATGACCTGGTGATTGAGCAGCATGCCCTGGAGATCACGGAAGCAGCGCGGGACGCCGCCCTGGACTGCCCAGAGGGCTCACACCGCGTGGTAGGGGTCAAGTTCAAGTCCTCAGAGATCGCCCGTCGCGTTGTAGAGTGTCTGCAGGAGAAGTACGCAGAAGTGGGCGGCGCGACGATTCGGATCGAGTTGTTTCACTAAAAAGAAAGGCCCCAGAACGGGGCCTCTCGAGTTCCCAGAACGGGTTTGGCTTAGTACGCCTCGACTCGAATCTGAATCACGTCGCCGGTCACCATGCCGGTATTCGTGACACTCGAGCACACCGTGGTCGTCGCACCGACCGCCGACACGATCACGATCTGCGTGGTCTTGTCGAAGAACGTGCAAACCAGGCCATTCGGGGCCGCCGCGCTGTTCACGGCATTCTTGCCATCATTGTTGCCGCTGGACACGACGATCGTCGGGGCTGCCAGGGTAACGGTCAGGGCGCACGTGGTGGCAAAGGTACCAATCGTGACACTGAGGGTGCTGGCGCCGCCGACCTGGCCGGTCAAAGTGCCGCAACCGACAGACCCGGTAACCACGGGCTGGAGGCCGCCGGACGTCGACAATCCCGTGAGGCCGAGCTGGCCGGTCTGGGGATTGAAGCCGGAATAGAACGTATTGGCAGCGAATGCCGCGCCACTGATGGCAACGAGGCCAGCCAGCACTGCGAGGACTTTTGACTTCAGCTTAGACATTGAGATCTCCATAAAGTTAAGAAAGGGCGTCATCGGGCTCGAAGGACGCCCCTCCTTACCCTGCCCCGGATTCTATAACGGACGGGACTTTCGGCGCAAGCCGGCGTCCTGGTCGCCCTCCGCCCGGTTGGCGTGCACTGAACGCGTCCTCCAGTTAGATGGGTCGTTAGATCCGCCTCCGGCCAGGGGGGTACGGTGATCTACATCGACGCCATCACCTTTATGGACTTTTCCCGCCTTCTCCATCTGATACCGCGCTTTGTTCCTGGCCTCGCGCTTCTTCACGATCTCCGGCTGCTCCTGGTAGATCTCTTCGTTGTGTAGATTGTGTCCGCCGCTCATTATGGAGCTCCACGTAGTCAGCCCAAGCGCGTAGTAGACCTGGCGAGTCCGCTGCTGATCCTAGCGCTAGATTGCAGCGGCGGCACAGCCACCCGCGAAACTCACCAGTTTCATGGTCGTGGTCCCAGTATAGCGCTCTAGTGGGTTTCCGACCACATCCAGGCATCTCGCATACCTCTGGGCGAGGGCGGTCCGCCATAGCCTCCCTAATCGCCCTGGTCCGGCTCCTACCATGCTCCTTGACCTTCTCAGGATTCTGAATCCGCCATCGAGAGTGACACTCGCGGGCCTTTTCTAGGTTCCTGTGGTACCACTTGCGGTTGTACGCTAGGTAGCGTTCCTTGTTCGCTGCGCGGAGCTTTCGGCGGTACGCTCGAGCTACTTCTGGATCTTTGTGTGGCATCAAGTCTATCCTCTACCAGTTTGGCATACCCGCCGATGTCATGCCAGTTATCCGCGTAGGCAGGGTCCCCCGATAATAGGCGGCCGATCTTGCTGGCGATCAGCTCCAGGGCCTCCCGCTGGGACGACGCGAGCCGCCCCCAAGACCGCGAGCCCCGCATGATCTCCTTGATCCCCTGGGCATAACTCGCGTTGTCGGAGAAGTCCCCGTAGCGGGCTTCTCTGGCGGTCAGTGTATCTTCAATACTCATTTCTTCACCCACTGGTAATAAAAGCCCCGACCCCACGAGAACGTGTAGAAAAACGAGGCCGCAAGGATCCCCCACTGATGGTGCACGGCAGCCGTGTAGAACCAGAACGGCTGAGAGATCAGACCGGCAATGCACCCGGACCGCCGAACCTGCGGCCGGGCGTCATTTGCCAGGTACACGGCCCCTACGCCGAATACGAAGATGCAGATCTGGTCGATCATCGCAGACCGCGGAGCCGCCGGCGGACGTCCGACATGCGCTGCATGAACTTCTCTTTGGCGTTCTCGGAGGTCCAGCAGGAGATCATGTAGGTCGTCTTGTTGACCGCCGCCCGCAGTTCCTGGGTCGTCGGGCCGTAGTCCGCATCGATTCCCTTGGAGGGCATCAGCTCTTTGGCTTCAATCAGGAGGGCCATCTGGTCCGCCTTACGGCAGCCGTCCGTCATGGCCTCCGGCAGATTGAAGACCTTGCGCATTGTGCCGCCAAGAGCAACATCCAGGGCTTTATAGTCCTTCAAGAGCAGTTTTGCGGGCCGCGGGACGTCGTTCAGGACACTCTCCACACCGTCGTGTAGAAGGCCTTCCATCGGGTCTCCGAGCCCCAGGTCCTCCATGATCCGGCTGACCAGCACTGAGTGCTCCGCCACTGAGTAGAACTTGCGGCACTGCCCGTTGAAGCGGCAGAGCAGGGACAGGGAGTGGGCGATAGCACCAATGTCCCACGTGGGGTTGTTGTAGTAGAACCGGCCGCCGGTCACCAACTCGATATAGGGCGAGCCATCATCCACGATCTCTTTTCGCGGCTTCGGGGGCGGCTGCGTAATCATCGGGGCCTGCTCTTCAAAATGCACTTGGGGTTTTTTCATAGATCCTCAGCTTGGTATGAATGTCCCACGAGCGACTTCGCCGCGGGTTTTATGATACGTCATTGACGTAGCTTGCCGCTTCGATAGCCACCCGCCGCGCGCAGCGTACGCATCGGGAGCCGCAAGGGTTGGATGTTGAATCCAATTCAGCCCTGGGTATTCCTTCTCATCCACGTGGTGTTTATGGCCACTGTGAACATATGTATGTGTTGACTGGCCCCACTCTTTACGAAACTTCTGAGCGAAGATCTGCGGCAGGTTGCTGTGCTTCGTCATGTGCCCATGGTGGAACCCCAGTAGGGTTTGCCCGTGCAGGTACGCTACGTAGGGGTTCGGCGACATTTCGATCTTGACGCGCGGGTTGTCGGCATAGAGTTGAGCGAACATAACTCTTAACCAGACACTCGCGGCAGGATCATGGTTCCCTTCATGCATGTACACCTGAACGACTTCATGTTTCGTCAGGGCATGCTGGATGATTCGACGCAGGATCCTAACTGCCACTTCGACGATCTTCTGGAAGCGACTGTCAGCGTCTAATACGTGATGGTTGGTGGGTGTCATTGGCGTCAGGGAGTCGAAGTGTAAGAAATCCCCGAGCTGGTTCACCACGCCTACGCGCGCGGCCGGCGCGGCGTCGATCATCTGCATGAATGTAGCCGATAGACACCGCTCTGCGATCCCAAGATCCCAGTCCGCGCCCGTCTCCTTATCCCAGGCCAGCATGCCGACATGGCAGTCGGTCAAGGTATAGAGATTGAGGAGGTCCTCCGGAAGATTCTCCGGACCAACAATCACCTCAAGCGGCGGAAGTTTGGCGCAGAGCTGGTCGAGTACCATCTTCTGCATCTCATAGAGCTTCTCCATCTCCGGCTGCGACTTGATCCACTGCTGCCGAATATTACCCTCGCCGTCAACCAGGGTTGACACTCCCTTGAGCATATAGCCCTCAGGGAAGGCGTTCGAGGGTGCTTCAGGCTTCAGTTTCGGATTGGATACCTGCCAGCCAGCCTGCATCTGCACCTCCGGCTTCATGCCATAACGCAGTGCCGCCTTATATCGGCAGTCGAATGTCGTTACGGGTATGCCAATTGCGCGAGCCGCCGCGGACCTGCTGCCGTGGTGGGCTGTGAGGTCCAGTGCTTGCTGGGCGAGTTCTCTACTGAGCTTCGGGGTGGCCATTGGGGTTCCTTGTCAAGAAGTTTCTTTTCTGCTGAACTATCAGGGGCTTACCAGAAGCACGAATCTGGTGAGGTAGAATGCGCTATCCACAGGAGAATCGCTATGATGCCACCGCGAGATGCAGATGAATGGGGTTTACCGGACGGCGCTGACGACGAGGCCGCGGAATAGTTACTGGCCATAAAGCCACTTGGTGAGCAGGATCGAAGCCATCGATCCAGTGCCACCGCCGAGAACACAGCCGGCCATCGACCATCGGTCGCGGTTGTCCGCATTCTCAATGAAGCGGACACCGATCGTGAAATTGAACGCAGAGATCATCATGTCAGTGACTAGCGTCCACATGTAGTGTCCCTGGTTGTACGCGCGGCCATTGGCGACCACGAGACCATAGAGAGCAAACTCCGCGGCGAACCAGAACGCAAATCTCTGGAATCGCGTCATAGACTCTCCTATTGAACGTTAAACGCGCTACCCGCACCTGTAACTTCCGGCAGCTGCTTGGCCCGTGCCCGCACGCCGTACTTCTGCATCTCCAGATCCGCGACCGCCTTGGCAGCCGCAGCCCGAACTAGCGACGATGAGTCTATCGCAAATCCAGGATGACGGGTATTGAACTCCTTCACCTTGTCTCGGACAGCCCGCCGGTCATTTGGTTCCGCAGCTGCGAACTCTTTTACGAGGGCCTTCTTCTGGTCCGTGATGTTGAGGAGGGCCGACCGCTCCGCGTTGTTGCGGTTCTGGACCTCCGCTACCGCATCGGGGTGGAACCCCAGGGACTGCGCGAAGATCTCGCCGCCCGAGAGCTTGTCGGCGGGGATCAGCGTGGTGCCTGCGTTGTTGACCACACCCTGCTGCGACATCTGCCCGGCCTTCACCAGGTCACGGATGATGTGCGGCGAGGCATGCTCGATAGCACCCAACACGTCACCACTTAGGAACTTCTTCCCGGCGTCCCAGAAATTCTCACCGACGTTCAGCCAAGGTCCACCCATGGCCTCTGCAACAGAACCGATAGTACTTGCGTCGGAGTCAGTTTTGAGATGGAACATATAGGTCGACCCGAGCGCCATGCGCTGAGAGAGATCCAGACCGACAGCTGTCGGGAGTCCTTTGGCGACCAGCTCGCCCATTTCGGTTCCGAACAGGTCACTCGTCACCTCCCGCAGCATATTGTCGTAGGTCTCGCCGGACATCGCGTTCGCCACCGTATATGGCGTATCTGTCATATTGAGCGCAGAGGCGCCAGCCATTAAAGCGCCCAGGGCCCACTTGATTGGCTGAATGGTGGCACCGACCGCGCCCGCTGCGATCAAATGGGTTGCGAGCACGCCGGCCAGGGTCTTCACTCCGATAGCACGTTCTTGTGGAGTCTTGCCCTTGAGGGCGGCGAGCCCGCTAGAAATCATCATCCCGTAGACCTGCTGCGGGTATTTCATGAATTGGAACAGCAGGGGGCGGGCACCGCCGAGCAGGCCCTTCGACTGGGCCATGAACATGCGCGGCGTGTTGCCGTACGAGTAGTCGTTGTGCGTTACGTTTATAGCATCTGCAGCATGTTCTACGGCTTGCGCTTCGGTCATTCCGGCCTTTAAGCCCAGCTCCCGCGCGGCGACCGCCGTCAGGACTCGGTTGTTCACTTCACACAGGTGCAGCATGATCCGGCTGGCGTCCAGAACGCGCGCCGTGAGTCCAGTGCTTTTGCCCTTCGAAATGTCAGAAAGTTCCGTTGCCATCGACAAATCGATCAAATTATTTTCGCGCAGGTGCTGGACCATGGCCGCGATCTTCGGCGCATCCGCGCCGGCGTTCGCCTTGATGTGCGCCAGGACCTGGTCGATCACGGTGTAGGACTTCTCCGCGGCTGCGCGGCTGAACAGTGCCTTGAGCCCCAGGCCCGACTGCACAGTCTCCTTCAAGAGCGGGTCTGCGATCATGGCCTGGGCCCGGCCGAGCGCGCCGACCGACTCCGCGAACCCGTGACGCGCACCCAGCCAGGGGGCCGAGAGCACGTAGGGCTGAGCCGCGCGCACGAACCAGTGCGACGGGCTCGTGAGCATCATGAAGCCCGTAAGGCTAGTACCTTTTCGCACAAGGTCTGATACCTTGTATGGATTGCTGGAAATTTGGTCCCGTAGCGCAAGCTCACGAGCAAATTCTCCCATTCGCACAGCCGAGACCTGGGACTCATCTCGATGCTCCGACACAGCTCGTTGAACGTCGCCCTGGGCATTCGCCAGATGTCGTCCGTATTTAAGCTGGGACAGGTAATAGCTTTGAGATCTACCGTACTGGGCAAAGGAACGATGCTGGTTTTCAATGTCAACGCCCCGGCGGTTCGAGCGGAATAGTTCTCGCTTACGAAAGCTCTGATCGCCGAGCGAGCGCAAGTAGAAATCTTTGACAGCATTTTGTGCCGCTGCATTGCCTTCAAGGAGGCCGACGAGACGGTCAAGCGAACTACCAGTTGTGATCGACGCTTCACCTTTATACAGGTCAGCTTTGAGCTGGACCGGCTTCGTGTTCTCTTCGCCATACTGAGCTGCCATCTCACGCCGATGTTGGTTGGCCTCGGAGCGGGACTCCGCCATGCGGACTTCCTTCTCCGAGGTGCTTACGCGCCACGTGCCATCTTCCGTCGTCTTTACTGAAACAGACAGAGTTGGATCCGACGCACGCTGAGAGGCCATGTACGCCTGCGCTTCTTTAGACGAGTCAAACTCTTTGGACCCAAGTCTGCGTTCGGCTGATACAACATAGTCGCCATTCCTCATCAGTGGAAAGTATGGACCGGGGCGGTTGCCGATAGTTCCAATTTTCTCCACCATGTCCCGATGAGCACCCGAGAGTTTATCGCCGAACTCCTTTTCGAGGCCCTCGGCGGTGTCGAGTTTCAAAGATCGGACGGAATCGGATGTGTATTTGGAGTCGAACTCCTTGGGCGTCATGGCCGCATCCTCACCCTTCGTGAGCATGGCATGTAGCCCGTTCAGCACCATCTGGTCCGTCGAGTTGCGTTGCTCGTCGGCGTAGTACTTGCGCATCGTCTGATAATGCTCCTGCCACTCGGTGGGGAGCTTATCGAACACAGCCGCGCCGGCCTTCTGCCGGGCCTGCTGCTCAGGGCTCTTCAGATGCTCATTCAGCTCGTGGCTCAGGTCCATGTCCGGGTGGAACTGGTAGACCGTAGAGTCGTGCATCAGCTTGGAGACGGCTGCTGCGGTGTCGATGCCGTAGCGCTCCTCCAGGTTCGACCAGTTGTTCGAAATCTTCCCGACCTTTTCCATGGAGATCGCGTTGTCCGCGGCTCGCTTGAAGAACGTGTCCCAGTACCGCTTGTAGGGGTTTGTGCCATCCGACCGCTCGAAGTACTTGCTGAACTGCGCGCTCTGCTGCCGGGGCGTCATAGCCGAGAGGCCGGCCTGTCCGATGCCCTGTGTGGCGTCCGCCGCCAGGTTCTTCATGGTCTGCCGGTCGAAGGTGACCGACTTCATCACGCGATCGATCGCGTTCCCAACGTGCTTTCCATCGGGATCCTGCTCTAGGTGCTGGTTACTCAGACGTCGGACTTCGCCGGGAGTCTGCGCATACTGCTTGCCTTTGAAGATCGTGCCGTGCTCGCGCATGATCGCGTCGAGCGCCGAGAAGTGCTTGTCAGTGGAGCGGAAACCCAAGATGTCGGCGACCACTTGCTTGAACATGCCCCAGAGGGTGCGGCTGGTGTTGGCGATCCGCACGGTATCGAGGAACTTCTGGAAGTTCGGATTTGAGTATGCCTCGGCAACCATCTCGTGCACGTTGTCGGTGCGAGCGCCGTAGAACCGGTTCGCGCCCGGCTGCCGGCGGACTTCCGCCAGGATGCCCTCCAGGCGCTGGCGGACCGCGGGGTTTGCGACGATCGCGCGGGAGGTGGCGACATGTGTCAGTTCGTGGCCGAGAACATGCATCAGGGTGAACGAGGGGTTCTGCCCGTCCGCGCGCAGGCCCTCCAGGTAGTCCCGGTTGATCCGGATGATCGGCCCCTGCTCGTGCCACTCGGTCTGCCCGGCGGAACTCGGCGTGTCCATCAGGGCTTCGTGGGCGTAGCCCACAACCGTGTTGCGATCGACGACTTTGGATAGAGCCGTAAAGAGCTTGTGCATGGGCGAGCCGGGGTCGAGGTGCTGCAAGGCGGCACCGATCAGGGCATGCGCATCCTTGCCGCCATCATCCCGGTAGGCAAGTTCCATCTGCTTGGCGACGGCTGCTGCCGCATTGTGGATGGCGGTGGGCTTCTGCGGATACCCGAGAGTGCTACGCAGCTCCTCCTGGTCCCGCCGGGCCGCCTCGCCTTCACGCAGCAGGGCGGCAACCGTGGAGTTCAAATGCATGCGCCCTTCGTCTGTCGGCTTGAAGTCGAGCGGGCTCTCATCGTAATCGTCGTGCTCGAGGCGCTGCGTATCTCCGCGCTGGCGCGCTTCCTCTTCGTTGAGGCGTGCACGCTCATCCGCGGCGGCGCGCATGTCACGCAGGGCAACTGCACCCTCGCGCGGCCGGCGTTCGAACTTCCCAGACTCACCGCGATATCCTTCTTTCTTCGCGTTGAGTAGGGCCGAGAGTTCATCCTCATGTGCAGGGGTGAACTTCTCCTTAAGACCTGTGTATCCGGACTTAGGTTGCACTGCCTCCGGGAACGGCAGGGTCAGCTGCTGGCCATGGCTACGCAGGCTCGCGTTGCGCTCCTGAGCTTCTACCGCAGTGAGTATCGGGTGCTTCTCGACTGCCTCGCCGGCGACCGGCGCTGCCTTGAGGGGATAGCCCTCGTCGTCATGAGTGAGTCGATCCGGATTGGCACGAGCAGCAGACTTGGCCTGGCGTTGCAGCTCCGTCTTGTAAGTGTCAATCAAGTACTGGGCGCGGTTCGCCGGTTCTTTCTTACCCAGGGCGTCCATCAGGGTAGCGAATTTCTTGGCAGCCGAACGGGCCTCCGGCGAGCGCAGACTCTGCGCCTTGAGAGCACGACCGTACTGCAGCAGCTCGCGCATGTAGCGCTGAGCCATCAGGGGGCTGCCCTCAGACTTAAGGTCCGATCGCTTGAGCGACATCAGCCCCTGCAGGTGCTTCTCGCCGTTCTCAATCGACACAGCGAGATCCTTATACTGCTGAACTCGCTCCGCTTTCTGCTCCGCGGGGGTCATCTTGGCTGCGCGCTCCATCTCGCGCTGCGACTCGACCGTCGTCATCAAGGCTTCGGGGTCGAACGTCTTGTAGCCGACCAGGCGGCGGGATCGAGTCCCGGCCTTGGCGGCGTTGACGCGCTGCTCGCGCTCCGTCAGGGCGCGGCGCGGCGAGACCGCAAACTTCTCGGACGTGGCGTTGCCCAGTTCTTCGTGTTTTTCCTGGCCACGATAGAACCGGTTGATGCGCTTCTCCATCTTGGAGCGCACACCCTGATCCTCCGACCGCATCTGCTCCGCGGTGAGTTTCGTCCGCGCGCCACCCTGGCTGCGCTCCAGGACTTCTTCGTAGGTGCGATCCAGGTCCGCCTCATTCATGCCGTGAATGTCGGCGCGGGACGGCCGGCGGCTAGGCTCCAGGACTTCCGGATTGAAAGTGCGCAGGGGCTCCGTGTACTGCTTACCTGGTGCCGCCTTGTTGTTGAGGTATTCCTCTACACCTTCGGGGGCGACTTCGAGTGCGGCCCGCGCGATCTGGTCGGCCTTCGTCTCGTAGGCGTGCGTCCGAAGGAACGTGGCAACTTGCTTCTCAGCCAGCTCAATGCCGACTTTAGCTTTTGCCACATCCGCCTCGCCATGCGCGGTATTACGCATGACTCGCATGCCAGCAAGTTCATGATCGAGGTCTTGGTAGCGTCGCTGAGCATCCGGAGAATGAAAGACAACATCCTCTGGAGCAGGAAACCCAGCGCCACCCCATGCCCGACCCCGAATTTCATTGTGGAGACGACGCGCTTCCGCTGTTAGGCGGCCGGCGGCTTCGGTCCGAGAAACGGCAGGTGACTCTTTACCGCTGCCCAAATCGCGGCGAGCTGCGCCTTCAGCACGGGCCCGAACAGTGTCCCCAGAAGAAACATTACGCTCGACAGCACTAGATACAGCACGGGAAGCTCCTTTCTCAGATTGAGTACGTTGAATTTGCTCATGTTCCAAACCAATCAGCTGCGCCCGGCGCAACACTGCGGCGGGAGCGGTCGTGACTTGCGCGGTTCGTCCCCGCGCCACGTCAGTATACTGCTGTGCGAGCTGGTGCGCTTCCTGTTCGGTTGCGACGCCCGTCTCACGAGTAACATTACCCTGATCGTCGTGCTGCTGCACGATAAAGTTTCCGTTACTCGGCTTGCCCTCGCCGGCGCCTGTGGCATGCCCGAGGATCTCCTGCATATTGCCGACTTTAGCGTCACGATAGTGCGTGTACTCGTCCGCATGGGCCTGGTCCTTCGCGATCAGGACGCCGCCCTTCTCGTCGAAGTTGACCATCGGAATTGCCTGGTCGCCAGCCGCTTCGCGGACCTGATCGAGTAGGCCATCACGTCGCAGACGCGCCACGTTGTCGGCGGAAAGGTAAACTGCCCCCCGCTCATGGTTAGGATCGGCCAGATCCTTTAATTGCGCCTGGATGTCTCCAAACGGTTCTGCAGAGGGATGGTCCGGGGTGCCGGCCTCCATGGGGCGGTTGCCGCGGGTCGTCAGCTCCGGCCGCGCGCGGACACCGGCTTGGAGGGACGGCTGGTCGCGGAACAGGTCCGGTTGGTTGATATCGGCGCGCTGGGCCGCGCGGGCGCGCAGCTCATCGGCGACCGTCTGCGGAGCCGGTTCAGGGCGAGTGTACTCGGCGCCGGGGCCGGCGATCGGCGCCTTACGGCCGGTCATATCCCGTAGGGGCAGGTTCAGCTGCTGGCCGGCGGCGTTCGCGGGTGGCGTCGGGCCGGGCCGCGGAGCGTTCATCTGGCCGCCGCGCAGGTCCAAGTTACCTTGAGGACCGTTGGGCTCGAACATGCCGTAGCCGGCGGGCTGGTTGGGGCCAGTGGTCTCGGGGGCCGGGGCGCCCTGGTAAGGCGTCTCTGGAGCCTCGCCGAAGTTGTGCCGTGCCTGGATGGCCATGGCCTGGTCGGGGGCGACACCCTGCGGTAGCTGCAGGTCCATCTCAGCCTGTCCCGGCGGCTGGCCGGGGGTGATGATCCTGGGCTCCTCGCCGGTCAGGGTCTCGAAGCCCTCGCGGTTGCGCTCTACCGGCGTGTATTCGTCCGTGGGGACAGTGGTCGTGTGGTTCTCGCCACCGGCCGTCGTCTCCATGCCAGCGTGCGCCTCGCCGGGGTTCTGCTGATTGGGCAGCGGCTCTTGTGCGCGCGGCCCGTGACCCATGACTGCGCCAAATCCCGCGCCGGTGAGTCCGCCGGTGATCGCGCCTTCGAGAGCCTGCTTGCCTGCCTCGGCCATATCCGGGTTGCGGCTCGAGTCGTACGTGTGCGCCGCTGCCTCGCGAGCGACGTAGTCCGCTCCGGCCGTGCCGCCCATCTGCAGGGCTTGATCCGCCGCGCCGCCGGCGACCCGCGCGCCCAGGGTGGCACCTTCTTTGCTCAACACGGGAGTGAGGAACCGGCCGGCGACCGTCGCAATGGCACCGGAGACCAGGCCGCCGATCACGGGGGCGTACTTCTGGGCCTCCGTAGTCAGTTCCTGGCGGGCCTGCGCGGGGTCCATGCCGCTGGCGATCTTCTGCGCGTAGGCTGGCGAGCGCTGCCGTAGCACGTCCTCGGGGGTGTTCTGAATGTCATCAGCAATGTTGTTCGCGAGCTGCCCTATCGAGAGGCCCGTCTGAGTCGCGCCGATATAGGTCAGGGCGCTGACGCCCGCGCGGGCGGCGGCACCGGCACCGAGGAGGGTCGTGAGAGTGGCGGGTGCGGCGGCGGCAACCTGTAGGGCAATTGCGTGCATTGCCTCTTTCGGGCCGCCTTGGAAGATGGTCTTGTGCGGGTCAAGCGTCGCCCATTGGCGTTCGCCGAGTTCCTGCTCCATCGGAGTGAGCTCGTTCTGCCAGTAGTTCTGTCCCTCTTGAGCCACGGTCCGTACGGCGTGCATGCCCTGGGTAACCCCGCTATCGGGGCCGGTGAACCGGCTCGCGGCGTACTCGCCGAGACCCGCGACCTGTGAGCCGATGCCCGCGAGACCGCCCATGACCGCCCGGCCGGTACCGGCGAGCACTCCCTCTTTGGGGGGTGCCTGCCCGTACGTAGCAGCCTTGCGTAAAAGATCGTCAAGTTCGGGGTTGCCGGCAGCCTGGGTGCCCGGTGCGTTGGGCCGCTGCATGCCAATATCCTGCAGGCGCTGGGCAGCGTCCGCGCGTAAATCCTGAATGGAGCGACGCGCCGGGATGCCAAGCTGCGGCGCTGGCTGGTCCGGCTCCGGCTGGTCTATGGCCGAGGCTTCCTCAGAGATATTACGTATCGCCATCATCCTTCCTTATCGAGGAGGGACGCCGTAGCCCTGCCCGTAACCTTGCCCATATGCCATCGCCGGATCCATCGGAGTCTGCTGAGTCAGACTCGGCAGAGGGATCTTGTTCTCGAGCGCAAACTGCTGGCGCTGCTCAGGAGGCATAGCGTACAGCATGCCCACCAGAGAAGCGATCTTGCCCTGGGTCTGCGGATCGGACCGCCCGGCGCGGCCCTCCAACATCTCGGCAACGCCGAGTGCTTCTGCCTGATCGCGCGGATCGAGTACGTTCTTCAGCTGCGAGGCGTAGAACTTCTGACTCTGGGCCGGTAGCCGCGAGCCGCCGGCCGATGCCGCACGGATCGTCGCTGCCTCGAGCGTTGTGTCGTTGCGTTGACCGTAGTAGTTGCCGCGCTGCTGCGCTTCGTTGGCCTGTGCATGCGCGAGGCCTGCGTGCTCCTTGAGATACGGGATCTGCGCGGCGGTCTCCATGTTCTTGCGCTTCTGTTCCTGCATGGCGAGCGTCTCACCGACGAAATTCTTCGGGTCGCTGTAGGTCGCCATTAGGTGATTCAGATTCTGCTGATCGAGCATCACGGGAGCGCCGACCGGCTTGCCGTGGTCCTCGTCGTAGCCGACGCCGACAATATTCCCGGTCTGCGGATCGAGGCCGAAGTGCATTCCGTGACCCGTCGGCATGTAGTTGTAGGCCGTCTTCAATGCCGCCATGGCGCCCTGCTTGTTGCCGGCGCGGTCGAGCGCAATGCCCTGCTGCATGTACTGCATGAAGTTCTCGTGCTGGAACTTCGAGACCTGGTCATCCGCCATCATGGCGGCGGCGGCCGGACTGGAAGCCTGCCGGTGCGCGAGAAGTCCACCGATGATGCCCTGTTTCATCTTGTCCCATTCCTGGGTCGAGGTGTTCGGGATGTCCTGATGGTCCATCTGGAGCTGCGAGAAATCGATTGGCGCGGCGGCGGCCGGCGCGGGCGCGGGCGCAGGCGGACCCTGCTGTTCGGGACCGCGGGAAGGAATCGCTCCGCCACCCCCACCGGAACCGCCCAGAGCTGCGGCCATGCCGCTGCGGCTATAAGGAGTGATCGGTGTGCCGTCGGGCGCGGTCGTTACCATGTCGCCAGGGGGGCGAGGACCGCCATGCTCTACCATGCTGGGATCGTCGTCGTACGGTGCCGGCGGACCCTGCATGGGCGGCGGCGCGGCCGGACCTTGGCTTGGCGCGGGAGCGGCGGCTGCTGCCGGGGCGGCCTTCGGTGCAGGCGCGGCGGCTGGCTCCTGGTTACCCATCAGCCACCGGTTGCCCGCCTGGTACGCACCTGCATAGGCGTTTTCGATCGGTACACCGACGTGCTTCGCGTAGAACTTGACGGAATTGCCGAGCGCCGGAATAAGCCCCGGCCACTCGTCCGTGGTCTGCGCGGGCTCGAGTCCAGAGGCAGGTTTGTCCTTCGCCGTGTCACCGCCGTCGGCGAATCGCTTGATCGTCTTGCCGAGCCGGTTGCGCTGGCCGTCGTTGTTCACGTCCTTCTCAAACGAGTTCGGCTGCGGCTTAGGCTCCGCGGCCGGTTTGAAGGGCTGTGGCTTGTCGACTGCACCGCCATTAGAGAACTTACTCAAGGTTTCAGCGAACCGAGCGCGCTGGCCGAGCTTGCCTTTGGCGTGGGCGGCCTTGTCGAGTTTGCCCTTGGGGATTTTTTCGCCCTTGGGGACGCCTAGTTGCTCGTGCAGTGCACCCGGATGCTTGATCGCACCCTGGATGAAGTGGCCGCCGTCGGCCAACATGGGGTCCTGGCTGCCCGGCTGTGCGTCGGTGTTGCGCGGCGGACCGCCCTCAGCACCCATCTCCTGATTGTCTACTGGAGCTTTCTCCATGGGCGGGTGCATGGCGGTCTGCGCGGCCTTAGACGCCGGTGCCTTGTTGCCGGGCTTCGCCGGGCGTTGCCGAACGAGGCCAGTTGCCTTACGACCGGGGATACCGCCGTCGGCGAACGGGCGTGGCTGTCCCACTTGGGCGTCACTCTGCGGCAGGGGCATCGGACCCGAAGCGGCCGGAAGACCCGGCGCGGCGGAAGACCCCGACTGCCCAGGCTGCGGTGTGCTCATGGCGGCGTTGCCCGGCGCGGGAACCGTCGACTGTGCGGCAGGTCCCATCGCATGTTGGCCCTGGCCGGGAAGAAAGCTGGACAGTTTCGCCTTGGCCGACTTGTATACGTCCTGGAGGGCATTACGTACGGGGTCGAACAGCATGCCCTGCGACTGGAAGGGGGTCTGTCCGTTCTGCTGCTGCCACTTCTGGAAGTTCCCTGTGTCGTACTGGTTCGCCATAGCGGCGGGATCGACCATGGAGTCCTTCATGTACCGATTCCGGAGATCTTGCTCCGTCATCTTCTGCTCAGTCTCTGCGCCCTGGATACCGCCCTGGATAAGCGCGCCCCAGTTGCCTGCGTTCATCTTACCCATTAGTGCATCCCCATCTGTGCGCGTTGGTCCTGAGCGGGAATGTGATACCGCTGCAGGAGCTTGTCGAAGAATTCCTTGCCCTTGGCGTGAACGACGTCTGCCGGGACGATGTACTCGCCCACGGAGACCTTGGCCGGGACCTGATCGTCGATGCCGGTGCCATCACTGGGGCCGTGCTGGATCATACCGGGACCCGGCGAGCCGCCATTGGCCGCGATCCAGGGACCTGGAATGCCGACCTGCGGCGGTAAACCCTGGGACGCTTGAACCGGCGGACTGCCGTAGTCCATGCGCTTGCGCTGCGGGATGCCGCCGTCGGCGAACGTAGTCGTCTGCCCCTGCGGTCCCATACCCGCGGCGCTAAATTGCGGGGGAGCCATGTTTACCGGCTGCTGTAAAAACTGGTCTTTGGCTGCACCGGACTGTGCAGTCGTGGTTGGCAACATACCATTGGACTGCCCCCCATAATAGGCGCCCTGAACGGCATCGAGTCCTTTACCAGTGATACCCGCATCAAATCCCTGCGATGCGCCCTGACCGAGTCCTTGTCCGAAACTCTGCTGCGGAGCCTGATACTGCGCACCCTGCTGAATCTGCGGAAGTCCCTGCACCGGGACCATCGGCGCACCACCATCCGCATATCGATGCCGGCCGGGGATCGCGCCACCATCGGCCATGAAGGCCATCGCCGCCATACCCGCCACGCTGCCGAGGCCGGACATGAGCGAGTTCGACCCCGCCTGCTGCGCGTTGTACTGCGTCATCTGATTCTGGAATGCCTGGTTCTGGATGTTGGCCGACTGGCCATAACCCTGCAGTCCCGTGCTCAACATCTGGGACGGCGCGGAGAGCGCGCTCGAGCCTGTCGCCGTGGTCTGGTTACCGAGACCGACGATGTTCGACCCCGTAGCGTTCGCGCCCGACGTGTACCCCTGGCCGACGCCGGCCGCCTGGAGGTTCTGTCCCAACGCCTGTGATGTAAGACCCATGCCGGTGAGCTGGCGCTGCTGGCCTGCGCCGTACGCCGCATTTCCGACCGCTCCGGCCTGTGCCAGGTTGGCATTCAAATTAAGGGCCCCAGACTTCAGCTGCGAAGGGTCGACGCCGTAGCTGCCGAGCTGCCGCTGGTTGTTGAGTCGGGCCGCGTTGTAGGCCTGGCCCGTCTGCGCCGCCGCCGCCGCACTGGCCTGCGCCATGCCCGCGGGCGAGCCGTAGTCCTGCGCTGTCTGGAGCTGGTTGTTCAGGCCGCCGAGGGTCTGATTCTCGAACTGCTGAGTAGCCGCGCCGCCGGCGCCAGCCTGCTGGCCGATGAGCGGGTTGAGCTGGCTCTGGACACCTTGAGTCGTAGCGCCGTTCTGCGTGACTTGATTGTTTGCCCAGTTGAGCTGATTGCCGCCGGCCGTCTGCGCAGTCTGCCCGATGGCACTGCTCGAACCGGATTGCGCGCTCGTATTCGGCGCGTTAGGAACTGAACCGCCGCCCATACACATTAGAGCACCTTCGAATAGGCAATCGCGATCTGCGAGTAACCTTCTGATTCAAATAGAACTTTCAAGTGCGGGGCACCGAGCGGGCTCTTGTCCGTAACGATCATGTAATCGGCTCCAAGCTCTTTGAGACGGGTCTGTGCAACTTGCAGGAGCCGGCGGGCGATGCCCGAGCCGCGGTGTTCCGGGAGCAGATAGAACATATCTGCAGTGGCCACCATACTATCGTCATGGGCCGACGGTGACAAGTACATGAAAAGATACGCGACCAGCTGTTTCGCATCGACTGTTGCACCAAATGCGTAAAGAGTGCCCTTCGCCTGACAGTCGATGAAGTGCTGGTAGTTCACATTGACCTGGTGCGTCTTGTAGTGTACCTCGGTCTCCGCGTAGTGCGCAGCATGCAGTACCTTCAAGTCGTCGACCGCCGGGGCAACCAGGAACTCGCCGATTTCGTAGTTCTTGAACTTCATGGCTTAGGGGCGGCAGCCTGAATTACGGTGACTTCGCGGGCGTCGTGGAGGCAGGTTGCTGTAACCTCTCTAATTGAGTCGCCAACGTCTGCAAACGCTTGTTCAAGAGCGCTATTGCTTCCGGGCTTTGTGCTGGCTCCGCTGCCTGCGCCGGTATTTGCCATTGAGCCAAACAAGGCGCTGGCTCGTAGCGCGGACTGAATGCTGCGCACGCTGTCAGCGACACTGCTGACAACAGCGTCAGACTTAGCTTTGAGATCATCATTTTGCTTCGCTACCTGCTGCTGGAGTTGTACGCGGTCGGCGAGTGCCACCGATAGATCCATCTGAGCCTTGCTGAGTGCGGTCGCCTGCGCGAGCTTGTCGATGTTCCACTGTGCCTGAACGTGGTGCATACCTAGTTTTACGCCGAGTGCGACCATCGCAGCCGCGAAAACCGCATACGCAATCGCTCGTAACTCGAGCGGTGACACTACAGGTCCTTGCGGATCCGAGACCAGACGGCGGTAAGTGCCGAGACGGCGACCAGGTGGGCCTTATGGCTGATGACCCAGTGCGGCAGGACGGCGGCGGCCTGGTCCCAACTCCCGAGGAGTTCTGAGAGACCGGCGGTGCCGAGCGCGATATAGGTCGTCAGCTTGTTCTTGGCGAGGGCGTAGAACTTCGCGGTGTAGGCGCGGGCCTGGGCGTAGAATTTGCCGATCATCTCAGGCTCCGAGTGCGGCGAATACCATCTGCGCGAGTTCGAGCGACGGAGCGCCCGGTACGTTGGCGGTACCCGCGGTGACCGCGGCCTTCACATACTGGCAGACCGACTGGTCGGGATAGGTCAAACTGCCGACAGAACCGGCGGCGCAGACCGCGTTGACGTACTGGCCCAACGAAGAATTGTCATTCGGGGCATGGAAATTTGTGGCCATCAGGGTATTCCTTCAAGTTGCGACAGAATCTTTTCAGCTCGACTGGGCGTCTGACTGTACCATTTGGTCGTCCGGCCGTCCACTGCCGCCGCTTTCCACTGTCGAGACACGATTAACGAATCAAACTGCTTGAATTGGGCGAGGTCCCCCATTTGGTAGGACATTTCCAGGAGAAGCGTCTGAACCAAGTCCGGGAGGGTAGCGAACGACGGGAACCGTGCGACGAGGTTGCGCAGGTCGCCAGCGAGCTTGCTGCGCATCAGATACCGTGCGCCGGTGCCAGAGATGCTGATCTGGATGAGCTTGTTGTCCAGAAGATATTTCCAATCGGCTGCAGAGATCGGGTTGCGCTCCAGGCAGGTGCCCTCACCCACGGTCCAGAGGCCCTGCGTGTCCTTGTAAGGGAGGGACTTGTAGCCTTCAAACTCCGCCGTATCGGCGACTGCTTTGTCGAGATCTGTCATACGCCCCACTTTGCAAATAGGTAATTTTCAACGGATATAACTTCGGCGGGCGAGAGAGTGCGATTGTAGACGATGAGGGCGGCAAGCGACCCAAACGACGGGTTTACCCCAGTGTCACCACTGATGTATCGCGATGGGTTTACCCCTACGCTAGTCGAGGTAGTACCGCTGCTGTCCGCCGCTCGCGACTGCCTAGTTATATATGCGCCGGTCGTAATGTTGTAGCTGACATTGGCCTGCACCGTCACGCCATTCGCCACCGTGCCAGCAAAAGTGGCCAGCACTGCTACTGTCGAGTTCACGAACCGGAAACTCGGCTGGCCGGCGGCAGGACCATAGAGCGCGATTGAGTTTCCGCCGCTGCCGCCCAGGATGCTCTGGTCAGAAGCCGCAGTATTGCACTTGTAGACCACAAAAATGGTGCAGCCATTATTCAATTTCGTATCGGCGAACTGTAAGTAACCCGATCCTGGCCATTTGACAACCGGTAGGCCGTTCAGCAGTGTGGAGTCGATAGTCATGGCGGCCGTTACGGAAATTCCGAGCGGCCCTCCCAGCCAGGGGACTCTGTTTGGTAAATTGGGAACGCCTTGACCGGGCGTTATATTGATGATGTCGGTCTCCATCCAAATCGCGAGATCCGGGATCGTTGCCGGAAAGCCGGCACCGCCCGACGGTGGCGCGATCCATTTTAGCCCGGTCGCCTGCGTTGAGTCGGCCGACAGAATCTGTCCGTCACTCCCGACGCCAAGGCGTGCGTCGGTCGTCGTGTAGGTGAAAAGATCACCCTTCGTCGTAAGTGGACTCGAGCCGCCGCCGACTGCATACCATCCCTTCGTTCCGGATCCATTGGTGCCGTAGAAGAAGTTGTTACCGGGTGTCGGCGTGTCACCTTGCAGCTCGAGGGGTGATCCGCTGGATCCGTCGCCGGTGATGGAATCCTGCACGCTGACCGTGCCCGATCCGCCGCCGAACGTCGCCGCGGTAAGCGTGTCGCCGTTGAGTGTGACGAAGCCGAGCGCGACCAAGTCACTGACGCGAATCCATGCGTCGATGAAATTCTTCGAGTTGCGCAGGCCAACATCCATGATCTGATTGATCGACTGGATATTGCCAGCCAGCTGGTCGACGTTCTGTCCGACCGTGCCGATATCCTGGAAGCTGCGCGAGCCGGTGAGCTTGACAGTCTTGCTGGGCATCAGACCGCTGCCAGTTCCTTACCGGTCTCGCCGACCTGTAGGGAGTACGTGTTCGTGTTGCCGAAGAGTTCGAACTGCCAGATGTCGTGCTTGAAGCCCGCAGGTAGCCGGCGAATCTTGTCGTCGGTCACTGTCTGATCCGAGACCAGTAGGCCGTTGCAGTAGACGATCAGGCGCACGCCGAGGCCCTGATTCTTGAGCTGCGCGAGATTGTAGAGCGGGCCGCCGCCGAGCGGCATCATGTTCTCGGGGAGCGTGTTGCCGGGGACGAGACCCTGATTGTACGGCGAGATGCCGCCGATCGGATTGCTGCCGATAGGATTAAGCGGACCCGCATTGAACCGCGCGAGGTCATACGGTCCGTAGGTCGCCTGCACGTTAGTCCCGACATTGATCGTCCCAAAGTCCGCCTTGATCTTGTAAGCGCCCATATTGAGGAACTTAGGAAACTGTACTTCCTTCGATACCCAGTGCCAGTAGAGTCGCTCCGCGCCCTCCGGATCCCAGTCAAATGCCACATTATTAATGACAAGAAATGGATTACCCGTGTAGCGGTCTGTCTCAACCGCGGTCACATTGTTGAACGCAGTGATGGTCGCCATCTCCGCGCTGGTCTCAGTGGGGTTGATCTGGAACCCAGACGACTGACTCGAGTATGCGATGTACTGCAGGCCGAGCTGCGCTGCGAGAAGTGTCGTCGGACTAAACGTCGCCCACTCCTCCTTCGTCAAAATAGGCTGAGTAATAGTCCTCAACCCCTCCACACTGAACATCGCCAGGCCATCGACCGTCGGGAAATAGGCACCACTGACAGTTGATACGATGCCCCTTCGCGAAAGACAAGGTGTAACACCATCCAGTTTCTGTAATGTAAATGCGCTGGGGGTTGAGCCCGAACCCAGATACAAATTGCTTGTGGTGCAGATGATTGCTGTTTGCGACCATATCACGATCCCCACGATTTCAAATTCAGTGGCGAGGTTGTACGTCGGGTTCCAGGCATGCGGCAGATATGGCTCTGTGAAGAGCAGGTTGCGCCCCTGAAAACCAATCAAGAATCCGCCGGGCATCAGGGCGAAGCCGGTCATATTCGCTGGCGGCGGAAAGTTGTCCACGAAGTCGAGCGTATTGTTGAGCGCAATATCCGCGTTCGCAGAGGCGTCATTGTAGCTTCCGCTGCTCGATATCCAGGTCGCGATAGGCACGGTCGCCACAAAGAAGAACGCCGGGTTCGTCTGGTTGGGGACCGTCCGATAAATGTTCACGGTCGCGACGTTGACCTGGCTGCCGCCGCTCCAGGTTGTCGATCCACCGGTGAGTACCCAAGTGCCGGGGTCTCCAGTGGCGGTCGTCGGATTTGCGGGAGGCCCTTCCTCACCGTACGCAGTAACGAACGTGTAGGTGTACGAGCGCGTCTCCGTCGTGCCGGCCGGCGGCGTGACGATCAGGGATGCGGCGGGCTGCGGTACGCCTAGATTCCAGGGATGGTTGCCCCCGGTGTTCCCGGCGACAATTCGCGCCAGGGTGTTGTATTGCGGCACTCCGTTGTCACTTGCCCAATAGTACCGGTTGTAAATATCGCCCAGCACGGGGGAGCGGATGATGTCGGTGTTGGGGGACTGGAAGGCAAGCCAGGCGTCGACTGAACCTGTGACCGAAGCAGGAATGCGATAAGCGCGGCCGACAGGAAAACCCAGACTCGAAAGGTCCTTGATGAAGGTTGGTTTTCGGTATCCACGAAGCTCCCCTTCCAGGAGTTTTGTATTCTCCGCCTGGGTTGCGGATTGGTTCGGCAATAATCTCCGCGACACGCGCGGACGAATACCACCGAAGTTTTCGAGTTTGAAGGCGGTCATTACGGACCTACGAACTGAATGTAGTAAAGCGCATAGAACGGCGGACCCGGAATCGTATGCGTGTGCCCTGCGAGCGCTGATGCGGTGTGCGTATGCGCAGTGCCACTGCCCTCAGGGGTGCCCGCGAATGCGATGCGCGTGCCGCTGCCCGTTCCGCCGAAGATGAACTGACTCGGAAGCGAGAAGCCAGGAATGCCGATAATGGCGGTCGAGTTAGCGTTCGAATAGTCGAATGGGTGATTGTGTGTGGCGAGTTCCGCGGTCGTCAGGGAGTGCCCATTGATCGTCGGAGTTCCGGCGGAAGTCGAGCCACTCGTCTCGGCCAGATTCCCGCTTGCGCCGAGAGCGTGCGATCCGCCGGCACCAAGTACGAACCTGTCCCGCAGATCGGGAGTCCCACTCGTTCCATCGCAGATATGCCATCCCGCGGGAATGTCCGGAATCGATGCATTCCACATCATAACCATGCCGATCGTAAACGCCGGGATCGGGTCACCCTGGGCAAGAATGCGCAGGCCACCAACCGTAGCGCGCGTGCCGTCCGACGGAACCACAAGCTCATTGGTAGTTATGCCAGTCGCGCCGCGGATCGGAGTGTTGACGATCTCCGTCGCGCTTTCGATCGAGATCCCGCTTCCCAGGATGCCGTTCGTGACATTCTGGCCACCCATATTCATCGGGCCGGAGAGCGTATCGCCGTCCCTCTGATATAGGTTCGACATCGAGAGCGCGGTGTCCCGCAGCTCGAAGCGCGCGAGATTCGCCGTGAAAGCAAGTGCCGTCGTACCTTCCTGGGCGCGCACCACCGTGAGTACGTCGCCGGACCGCGCGGTGCACTTCATGAACTCGATATTGCCGGACGTATCCTGCATCGCGACTGTGAAATACTGACTGCCCGAAAGTGTGGGGAACAGTGCGCCCTGCCCTGTTGACGCCTGAATTGACGTCGAGACATTCGTGATCGTAGCCGCGAGGATTGTCGTGGCGTTATTACTGTATTGTCGGTTGCCCAAGAGCCTTCTCCAAGTAGCGAATGGCCGCTTTCAGCCCTTCTATATCGTCACCAAGTTTTCCGATTGCAGTATTGCAAGCGGAACAAATCCAACCCCGAAACGTGCCTGTCTTGTGGTCGTGATCTCGCATCAGAGGACGCTTCGTGTCTATATTGCGGCATCCTTCATTTTCGCAGCGATCCGGACAGGGGCGCGTAGCTTCGGGTATACCTAAGTACCGTCGCTGTATGACGCGAACCAGATCGCGATTCGCTGCCGCCCACTCTCGGGTCTTTGCGTTGCGTTGCGCGCGATATTCTGGAGTCCATTTGGTCCTCCAGGCTCGTTCTGTAGCCCGATTCCGTGCCGACCTCATGGGAATTGGTCCTGTACCAGGATGCGGATACTGAAGATCTCTTCAACTGTACTCGTCTGGATCTGTGTCGTCGTGGTGAACTGGACTTCGTATTCGATGCCATCTTGTCCGCCGCTCACGTTGTATGCAAACTTAGTCCCAGACGGATCCAGGAGCAAGTTCGTAATCACGAGTGGCGTAACAAGCGGATTCGTGTCGACCTGTAGCACACCCTGTGCACTGATGCCTGTCACGGCCAGGGTCTGAATGGTCTCACCTGGAACCAGGAAGAAATGATAGTCCACCCCGCGCTGGCGATTGTCTGTGGGCTCTTGCAGGTATCTGTTTATAATCATTGGGCTAGGGCTCGCTAGAAAAGGTTCACGCTCCGGCAGATATACGAACTCTACCAGATTCAGGACCCCGCCGAAGTAGGCACCGAACATCAGTTCATCGTCAAAGAAATTCGGAATTACACCGGCCTGAGTGACAATCAAGTCGATCGCGGTGCCCACGGGCTGCAGCCCAGAAGGACTCTGCGACACAACAATGCCGGGGGGCGACCCAGGAACTCCCGTTACCGTACCAACGGTGAACCCGGCGGCTACGATATCCGTCTCAGCCTGAGTAACCGTCTCCCCTGTAACGTCAGGGACTTGTGTCGCTACCCCTGCTGTGTAGTGTGCCAGGACTTGCGCAGGAGATAGGGCAACCCCGTACAGAGCAAAGTTGTTCGCTGTACCTATAAAGGACTCAGTCACCTGTATTCCGGCGTTCCAAAAGCCGAATCCGTTAGTCGAGGCCGCTGTGAACGCAGTCGACTGAGCGACATTCACAGCGTCAACATAGATGATCGCCGTCCCAGTGCCTGCGTCCCATGTGACAGCGACGTAATGCCAGTTGCCGTCGTTCAGTGTGGTGGCCGCGGTTAGAGTCGCATCATTGCCCGTGCCAGGAAGCCCCAAACTGAAAGAGGGCTTCATCGCACCGGTAAACCCTAAGCCCCAGTCGGTATGTCCGAACCCTGATACGTCGGAGCACATTCCGGATGCGGGGCACGTGGTGCCGCTGCCCGTCGCGGGTAGTGTGTCGGTTGAGTTGACCCACAACTCAAGAGAAAGCGCACCCGTGCCAGGGGCCGCGAATGGGTTGGGGAACTCCATCCCCATTGCGCCACCAGACCGATAAAATCCTAGACCCGTACCCCCAAGTAACAGGGGCGCAGGTAGGCCCAGTGTCGGGTGCTGGATGCTATCGCTATCCGTAACGTTCTGGATAATATCGACGACAGGAGAAACCGTGTCGTTGCCAGGTACGTAGCTTACGGCTCCATCTGCGATAACGAGGCTTTGATACGGTGTCGGCATTGCCTACAGCCTGAACCACCCACCAAAATTGAGGTTCTGGTAGACAAAATAGTCGAGTCCACTGAGCACGGCCGGCAGGCCTGGCAGGGTCGCAGGGTCGAAATACGCGATCAGGCGCGAGGTCGACGGTGTGCCGGTGTCTTCGAAGAAAACGAGCGATGCAGCGAGCCGCGGATCCGATATGACACCAAAACCTACAGTATCCCCATCACAATAACCTAGCGTCGCTGTGCGGCCGGTGATGTTCGCGCTGGTCGCGATAACGTTGCCCGCCGGAATATCCGAGCGGAACTGTTTCGTAAAGTCTGGGACAAAGCCGACATCCATCAGGAGAATCTTGACTGTATTCGCGGTCCAGTCGAAATTCTTCGTCGCGAAGTCCTGCCGGATCGTGGGATAGAGCTGGCTCATTACCATCGTCCTATACGAGAAGGATTGCCGAAGTATGCGAACCGCCAAGAAGCTCCGTTGTTGAACCCTTTCTTCGCGACACCTGCGTAGGTACCGATGAGGGTCCGGAAGCGGGACTCAAAGTAGGCGGAGAGCGCCGGATTGCTATACGGCTTCGCCGGCTGGTTCAAGATCCGGTACAGGACCCCGGCAAGGATCGCATCGTAGAAATTCGTGGTCGCTATATGCGGGACCTGCTTGACCGAAGGCTTCGGCTTCAGGGCGCACAGGACCGACATGTTCAGAGGCGTCGGGATGGTCGTTACGACCGGGTCGAGTGCGATAATGTCCGGCCGCACCATGAAGTAGCTGCTGGGGAAATTGGACGACGAAGGCGGTGCCATCGGGACGTGGATGGGCTTCTCCGCGGACGGCGCGATCGGAACTCCGTTGATGCTCACGCCGATTACGCCAACGACATCGGTCGTAGAGTTGAAGGGCGAGAGCATATACGTCGGCTGACTGGCGACAATGGGGATAGGCCCTAGCGTCGCGCGCCAGGCCCAGGACTGCTCGAAGAACTCCCGGCAGGCTAGGATCAGCTGCCGCTTCAGAACACTCCTGTGGATCCCTGGGACGTACACAGAGACATCCTTGAGCCATAGGTTGAGGTTAGCTTGGCCCTCGGCACCGGAAGCGACTACTTGGGCATTGTCGGTCATAGGCCGTTCACCATCTGTTTGAACTGCGCGAGGAACTGCGTGCTGCGCGAGTCTTCCGTGAACTCGTCATCCACCGACTCGAGCATCGCGATCACCCAGTCGACCATCGGCGCATAGAACATCATCGGAATCGCGAACGGCAGCAGCCACGACGTCGGGACCGTGACCAAGTCAATCGTAATGACAGGAACCACAAAATCCTCTGCAGTATCATCCCAGAGATCGTAGAAGGCGTCTGGACGGATACGGTAAAGTTCTTGGAAGCCGCGATTGAAAATGTCGATGAGGGTCTGGTCCGGATACCGCTGGAGGGTCGGATCAGTGTTGGAATCTTGGACGATTTCGCGCGATTCAGCCAGAAGTTGCTGGTAGGTTTTGTTCGCCACGATCGTCTCCGGTAGGGATGCCCCTGCGGCCATAGGGACCGCAGGGGACTTGTCACATCACTCTTAGGTCTTCAACCCGTTGATCACGATCGCACGACCCATGGCGGCAGCGGTCACCACCTTGAAGCCGTACACCTGCAACCCGCGGACCAGGTTGCTGAACGAACGCTCAGACCGGATCGTCTCCATCTTGGTGAACTGCGCGGCGAAAGTCAGCGCCGCAGGCACGCCGAAGAACACCGAGTAGGCCAAGCCCGACGTATCAACCGTCGGCAGGAGGTTGCTGTAGTACAGCGTGAAGCGGTCGATCTCGCCCAAGCGGCCATTCCGCAGGATCGAGGTCATGTCGCCGGCGATCGACGCATTCCGCAAGTCGGACTGCTTGATCAGGGCGGCCATCCAGGACGGGATCACCATCCAACGACCCGACTCCGGGATGTTCGCTTCGTCCAACACCTGGCCGGCCTGAGTGATCAGGTCGAGCACATACGTGTGGGTCGTCGCGGGATTCGCGGAGACGGTCAACGCTGCGGCTGCAGTTCCCAGGTTGATCGCGGCGGTGATGGCACCGGCGGTCGCACCGTAGTTCGTGCTCGCAATGTCGGTCGTGGTGCTGAGGTAGCTCAACACGCTCGTGTCGACGGAGATCTTCATCTGCTCTGCGGCATCCTGCGCCCAGATGTTCATGAGATCGATATCCGACTGCACTTCCATCACGTCGTCGAGGGCGACGTTGAAGTACTTGCCGTTGTTGATCTGCAGAACGACCAGGTTGCTGGACGGACGCTGAACCGACAGGTCTTGATCAACCTGGTAGTCCGAGATGACGATCGTCGGACGGGTACGGATGTTGACCGTATCGCCGAAGTTCTTGATTTCACCCTCGTAGTCGGTGTTCGAGATCGCAGCCAGCACGGTCGCGGCGTAGAACTTCTCAACCAACTTCCCAGACCAAATCTGGGGAATGAAAATGCCGCTGTACGCGGGATTCGGGTTCTGGCCAACCCAGGGGGTGGCGGAAACCGGATACACTGTGGCCATGTGAGGAAACTCCTGTCAAAGAAAAACTGTTACTAACGGATCCGGCCAGTTTTCCCCGCCATGAAGATGTCCTTTTCGATCGCTTCTTTCTCTGCGACCCGGCTCCGATAGAGCCCCTTTTGAACATCCGCATAGAATGCGGCGATTTCCGGTCGGGTATACACCCGCTGTCCAGGTTCGTTGGGAGCGCCTCCAGTTGCGGGACCACCGACTCCGGTGCCCGGTGCTGCCAAGGACTCGAGGGTGACCTGCGGGGTTCTCTGCTGGGTTTGCCCAGTGGGAGCCGCCGGCGCCTGCTGTCCTGTGGGAGCGACTGCTGCGTGTTCTTTCATGAAGCCCGTAAAGAAAGCCACTACCCGCGGAAGGTCGTGGACTTTGTACGCTGCGGCCAGCATAGCACCGCGCTGCGCCCCTGCATAGGGGTCGACCTGCTCGAGCCATGTCTGGAACTCCGGAGAGGTATTGATCTGCTCCCAGTTGGTCACTGCACTGTCCAGCCCGTTGTAGAACTTCTCGTGAGCAAGTTCTGAAGCGGTTTGTTGGGATTCCTGCGCGGTGTGCTGCACCTGCGGAGCCATTTGCTGAACAGCGTGCGCCACGGGGCGGAACTGCTCTTCCAGAGTTCGCATTTTCGGAGCGACTGTCTCGAGCGCGGTGCGCCGGATGACGTCGATCAAATCCGCCCCAAACTCGGTTACTTCCTTGTCTGTTACCAGACGCGGATCTTGATGAACCTGTGCGGGAGCGGGGGGTTGGCTCAAGCTGGCGAGCAGGGTCTGCGTCGCCGTGAGCTGATCCTGGAGGGCGCGAATGCTTCGCTCCTGCTCCTGGGTCTGTTTGTGTAGGCGCGGCACCTCGGCGTTGTACTTGCCCTGGAGGACCTTGAACCGGTGCTCTGAAGCGCCCTCGTCGACGGCTGCATTTGCCGTCTGGCCACCCTGAGGGTTGGGAGCAGCCTGTTGAACGGGCTGTTGCGCTGCGCGCTGTTGCTGCTCCGGCGTCTGCGCCGATTGCGGATTGAATCCGGGAGTACCGAGACCGGGAACTCCGGGGCCGGCGGGCTGCGGCTGAAAGCCGACAGGCATGACCGGCTGAGCGGCTGGCATCTGGACTTGGCCCGGCGACATGTTCACGTCTTCATACGTGAGGGTACCGGACTTCAATTTCTGAGAAAGCTGGTTAGAAAGCTCCGCTTGCCTGCGGACTGATTCTGGTAGAGCGGGCATTGCCGTCTTCTCCTGGTTGGTTGTCATTACGCTGGTATTTTGCGAGCGTCGCTTCAGCAGTGTTGGCTATGTCTAAGATCTCGCGGGATAGCGCCGCCCGGCCTTGTAAGCGTCCTACACGCTCAGGCGGTGCATCCACAAGATCCAGCATGGCGTCAACGCCGGCTTGATCGATCGCTTGCAGAAATAGTCGGAACGCTGGATACGGCTTCAGCTTGCTGAGCGCCTCACAGAGTTCCTTGGATGAGTTCACTTGCCGAAGCCACCCTTGTTTCCGGTGAAATCCTTGCGACCGCGACCCGCGACGTGCTCGCCGCCGTGTCCGCCGCCGGTTCCACGAGAAATGTCGATCGGACGATCCTTATTGCCCTTGGTATCCCCCAAGAACGGACCGCTGCAGTTGAACGGATGGCTCTCGCCCGATCCGCCGCCGCTGGGGCCGGACAGATTGGTGTTGCGGTCGGCATTGCCTTCCGTGTCGCCATAGAACTTCGCCGTCAATCCGCTCTCCTTGTGGGAGTCGGTTTCCTGAGCCGGGGGAGAAGTCGCCTTGCTGCCCTTGCTCACAGTCTCTACTTTCGCCATATCAATCTCCTTAAACGATCTTCTTGCCCTTGGCGGCGAAGCGATCTTCGACTTCCTCGGGGACGTAGTTCTCGGTCGTGGTCTTCACGCCCAAGTCAGACAGCAATTGCTCCTGATCCTCGGGGCCAATCTTCTTGTGACTGAACCCATGGATCTTGCGAGCCAAGTCAGACGTCTGACCGTAGCCCATCTGATTCTTCAGGCGATCTTCCCAGGTGGGAGCGTTGTCGCCGCCGGTGAACTCTTCGACGAGCTTCGCCGCGCCTTTGTGACTCTTGATCATCCTATTCTCCTGTCTCGGCACTGCGTACCGTGTCATCGATCGTCTTGCTGCGGTTCCGCTGAGCGGATGCCTGAGCGTCCTTCACCGGGTTCGCGTCAAGGCTTTCCTTGGGCGCGGTCGTCGTGATCTGGTTGTAGGTATCCTTGAGGGCGTGTCCGTAGTCGGCCAGCTTGCCGCGGATGCCGCCGCCCAGAATATCTCCACCATCTGCGTAGCAGGCCTTCCCGCCATTGCTGAACATCTGCGGGGCCGGGCCCTGCGCGCCGCCGCCGGCGGGCTCCGCCGAGGCGTGCGACTCGCTGTAATTGTGCGGGCCAGCTACGACCTTGTGGTTCGGGCTAAAAGTATGTGTCTTTCTCACGTCAAGCTCCTGGGTTCATGCCTGGTCGACGCGCAAACATCTGTTGCGTGCCGTGTTCTTGCGCCGTCGTAAGTCCGTTGGTCGGGTGTGGTTTCTGTCCCATGTTGCGCCCGCCGATCGGATTCGGCCCGTTGTGCGGAGGAGTGACTTGTCCTTGCGGGGCGCCGCCGGGGGTTGGCACGGGAGGTGCCAGCCCTGCTTGTGCCGCGTACAGGTTCGCGTGTTCCTCATGCTCCAAAATCATCGACTGCTGCATCTGCGCCATCTGCGCGTCGTGCTGCTGTTGCTGCTGCGCCTGCTGCTGCGCCTGCTGCTGCTGTGCCTGCTTCATCGCGTCGTCGTCCGGGACGATGTTGTCCCAGTCCAGTCCGATCGCGCCGGCAACCGCGCCCAGCACCTTCGCCCGGCCTTCCAAACCGACGATCTGCATGTCGGTCGGATTGCCCGTCATATTCAAGAACTCGAGCTGCCGTGTCCGGTCCTGCTCGCGCTTCACAGCGTACGTTACACCCTTAATGACAACGGACTCATCACCGCGGAACACGCCCGGCATGGTGAGCATCACCGTCTCATACAAATGCTTCAGCAACGGATCGAAGATATCCCGGTCGATGCTGGCCGCCACGTTCTGTAGTGTCTTGGCCGCATTCGACATCAGCATGCTCAAACCCGAAGCCGTGCGACCCGCGCCGCCCGCCTGCGGTCCGCCGGTCATATACCGCGGAATCGCCGACACATCATCGGCCATCACGTTCAAATTTGCAATCAGCCCCTGGATCTCCTGGGAGCGCGAGTCCGGCTGGTAGAACTCGATCGGCTTGACCGACCCGTTCGCCATCGTCGGATCATAGTTGACATGCCAACGCTTCCAAGGATACATGTCGTCGGTTTCGCCCGGCGCCAGTACCTTGTCATTGATGACCACCTGGGGACCAGATGCCATGCCCATATTGTTGACCAAAGCACGGTAGGCAGCATTGGCCACAGTTTGCACATCATCCAGAAGATCGGGTAGGCCATAGCCGTACATCGTTCCCGGAATCTTCTCGAACTGAGTGACATAGTACGGCGCTCTCTGGCTGGGCGTCGGATCAAGTTGTGTTTTGATGACAAACCGGTCGATCAGCCACGCTGTGACCCGGTATTCTTGTTCAGGATCAGGGATTTGGGACTCGTCCATCCCCCACTCCAAAAGCGTCTTGCCCGATACACTTCCGTGATACTCGGCGGTGTCGATAAGGCTGGATGAGGTTCGCGGCCAGGCCTCGCGGTTCTCGAGAAGCGCTCGCTCAACGTCCACCACGTCCCACCACTCGCGGAACCCCCGGTCATGAAAGCGATCCAGGCACTCGCTGATGGCCGCATCGTTGTACCCCGGCAAACCCTTACACGCGAGAAGGTCGGCCCGCGTGAGCCGCAACCGCTCAACGAACTCGGCTTCATGCACGTTATGGGCGGTCGGGGTCCAGTATAGGTCGAACGGGCTGACCCGTGACCAGAACATTTTCGGCACCTTCTGCCGTACCGGCGCACCGTTGACCCATTTCACCTGCGAGCACATGCGCACAGTTGGGCCTTTTATTGCGGCAAAAGGGAAAATCGGCAAGTCAATCAAAAATTCTGCGAAGGCTTGATAGAAGTTGCCCTCGGTCAGGAGGTCGTCCAGCTCATCCGCTGCTTCGCCGGCTTCCTTGACTGCGTTTTTCTTGGCCGCTTTTCTGGCCGCTTCACGCAGCTGCGTCACCCGGTCCTCGATCTGGTCCTGGGTCGGCATTGTCGGCGGGGTGCCACCGGTCGCCCCGACCGGGGTTTCGGGCGTTAAAGTACCGCTCCAGCCCTGCCCTGGCGGAGGCGTCGGCGGTGCCTGTGGCGGCGGGACAGGGGGCTGCATCTGCGGGGGCTGCATGCCCTGCATGGCCGCTTGGCTGGCCGCTTGCTGTTGCTGCTGCATCTGGGCCTGAGCTTGTGCCTGGGCCTGCATAATCTGTTGTAACTGCTGCTGGCATGCGGCGATCTCCGCGGCTACGAGCTTTTGAATCGCCTGCTCGATATCCTCGGGAATTTCAGGTTCTGGAGTCGGCTGAATATCCCAGGGTCGTTCGGACCCCAGGTAGATGTCACGCAGGAGAGAAGTTGCGCCACGACACTTGCCTGGCACGATTCTTGCGAAGACCTCAGAGCCGCCAAACGCTTTGATGTCGCGGAGCCGCGCTGGGTCATAGTTGCCTTTGTAGGTCCGGAGCGCGTCGATCAGGCGCTGGCCGATACCCATCATGTTGCGAAAATTTCTCATCTCGTATAATCTGTAGCGAATGTGTTTCGCCACCTCGAGCACAGAAGGATCATTTTGCCAATCAGGACTGCCACCGCCGGGCTGTGCCGCCAACGACTGTGCTTCATCGCGTTGCGCAACTTGGTCGGGAGAGAGCATGCGAGTCAGCGCGCGGCCGGGAACAGCCCCGATCTGTTGCGGCATACCTTGGGGGGCCTGCTGATTCGAAGGCGGTCCGCCACGCGGCATAGCCGGCATACTACGGATATTCGCCATCCCCTGACTCCCGAGAGGATTTACGAAACGCTGGTTCTGGGTCGATTGGGGTACAGAAACCATTGAGGCTCCGGGATTAGACTTGTAGACGATACCAGACGTAGTAACCAAACACTAGAGGTGTAAGATGTTATCAGAGAAGCAGAAATTATGGCGGGCGGCGAATAAAGATCGTCTTAGCGCTAACTCGAAGCAATACTATGAAGCGAACCGCGCTCGAATTCTAGAGCGCAACAAAGCATACGCCGCTACAAAAAAGGAGAAGATCCGCGAGTATTATCGAGAATATCGCGGCATACCCACAGCCACCAGATCAGAACCAACTCACTGTGAAAATTGCGGTCGACTTCCAGGGCGAATGGGAAGACTCGAAATTGACCACGACCATAATACAGGTGCTTTTCGTGGCTGGTTGTGTCATCGTTGCAATCTCGGACTCGGGAATCTCGGCGACACCATTGAGGCCGTCGAGCGAACCCTCGAATATCTGAAGCGAGCACTATGTCAAACGAAGTCATTGTCCCAGGCACCGGAACCTCGATCAATCTCGGGGACCTGAGCCCCTCGATTGCTGCAGAACTCGCCGCCGAACTCGCGGGGCCGGAGGATATCCGTGCCAAGTACGGCCTGACCAAAGGCCAGTGGGACCGCCTACGACAGAACCCAGTCTTCCGTGCCATGGTGCTCGAGTCCCTGAAGACTTTCCGCGGCTCCCTCGCCGCCGGCGCGCGCATCACGAAGAAGGCTGAGATCCTCCTGGAAGATGCATTACCAGACCTATACGCCATCGCCAAGGCCAAAGACGTCCCGGTCGACGGGCGCATCAAGGCGATCAACCAACTGGCGGAGCTCGCCGGGCGCGGCAAGGGCTCCGGCCAGTCCGACCCGAACGCGCCCAAGATCGCCGGATTTACCCTGAACATAAATGTGGGCGGCGACCAGCCGGTCACCATCACTGCGAGCCCCAATGTCCCAAGCGACGTATAACGCTCCCCCGACGATCCAGCGGTTCATGCACGACAGCACCTCGGAGGTCCGCCTCCTGATGGGGCCGTACGGATCCGGCAAGACCACTGCGAATCTCATGGAACTCATCCGGCGCGCGTGCGGAGAGTTCCCCAACGCCCAGGGCATACGGCAGACCCGGTTCGCCGTGGTCCGTAACACCTCCGGCCAGCTCAGACAAACCGTCCTTCCCGAAATCGAGAAGTGGCTCTCCGCGGCGTTCCGCTACAAAGTCACTGACTCGACCCTGAATTTTAATTTCCGGCTCCCCGACGGTACGACCGTCGACTCTTCGTGGATGATGATCCCGCTGGACGAGCCGCGCGACCAGGAGCGCCTGCTGTCGTTGAACCTCACCGGCGCGTGGATCTCCGAGTTCCGCCAGGTCCCCATTGAAATCATGGACCCTCTCATCGGCCGGTGCGGCCGGTTCAAGCCGCTGGGCCTGAGCAAGAACGCCTGGTACGGCGTGATCGCCGAGTCAAACCCGCCCGACGAAGAGTCGCCCTGGTTCATGAAGATGGAGGTCAACAAGCCGGAGACCTGGACCGTCTACAAGCAGCCGTCGGGCCTCGCGGCCGATGCAGAGAATCTCGAGAACCTGCGCGCCGGCTACTACCAGTCGCTGGTTGCCTCCAGCACTGAAGACTGGTCCGACGTGCACGTGCGCTGCCAGTACGGCAAGTCGCTCTCAGGGCAGGCCGTCTTCCGCACCTCGTTCAAGGCCGATTTCCACGTCACGAAGAACCCGCTTAAGCTGACGGACGGATATCCCATAATGATTGGTCAGGATTTCGGACGCACGCCGGCAGCACTGATAACGCAGGTTGACGTTCGCGGACGTCTTCTCGTCCTGGGTGAACAGACGTCCACGGATATGGGGGTGGAACAGTTTACGCAGACCCTGCTTAAACCAACGCTGGCACGGCAGTTCCCAGGAGCTGCTGTATTCATGGTGGCTGACCCAGCCGGTCGTCAGAAATCGCAGATCAACGATGAGTCGCCATTCGATGCCCTTCAGCGACTTGGGTTCAAAGCGTACCCGGCCCCGACCAACGACATCGACACGCGGCTGCGGGCTGTCGAACAGCTCTTTCTGCGCAACGTCGACGGCGGGCCAGCGATACTCATAAGTGCCACCGGATGCCCAATACTGATACGCGCTCTGAAATTCGATTATCGTTACCGCCGTAAACAGACGGGCGATCTTGAAGACAAGCCTGAGAAGAAGCATCCCGCGTCGGACATTGCCGACTGCTTGCAGTACGCAGCATTGGGTGCCAATGGGAACTACACGGCACAGGTAATTGCGGAGAACCGGCCACGTGCGCCGTCGAAGCGCATGCCGGTCAGGGCCTGGACCTAGCGGGGGCAGTCCTGCAGAGGAATTGGTTGGCCGCGGTCGAACCATAAGCCGAGGTGTCCTACGTCGTAGGCACACAGGCCATACTCGACGAATTTGTGCACGAGCGGACGGGAGGAGAGTCCAGCACAGAGCACTACCGTCTCTCGCCTAGTGAGCATGGCGTCCTCGAACATGCTGTCGAACATGTCGAAGTTATCCTTCGCCGGGCACATGATCTCTTTCACCGACTTCGGCGGTCGGGGCGACTCCATGAGCTTTTTCTCGGTGAGACTACGCTCAGTCCCGCGAAGCAAACAGATATCCTTGTCCTGCCACAATTTGGCTACTTCTAGCCACCAAGAGGTCGTATGCAAATGCGGCTGACTGTCCATCCGGGAAATGTTTGACGAGCCATAGTACTCGTCGATCAGAAAGGGAAAGATCCCCGCATTCATTTCCATGTAGTTGTGCCACCTCTGAAAGGCCAGCGTCCCCTCGGGTGTCAGGGGCGGAGGGATCAGACAGTTCAGGACCTTGTTGCTCCCACGGTGAAGGCAGGTAGCCAAGGCTTCCGCTAGTTTGGGGCATGGTTTATGGTACCTATCGCGCTGTCCGCGAATTATGTTGAAGTCTCCGTCACCGAATCGCGCAAGCCCGCGATACTTGCCGCTGGCAACTCGCTCGATGGTTGTGGTCTCGTCCAAGACCCTCGGGTAACTCACGACTCGATATCGCCACACAACTCGTCGAACCGCAAAGCATTCTTTCCTGCCTTGTCGCCGTACGCGAGTACTTCCTCCCAAGTCTTAAACCCGTGCTGCTGGTGTTTCGTGATGCGAATCACCGAACCGTCGGCGTAGGTGATTACGACAATCATCGCCAACCCCTCGCAGTTCGCCACCAGAGTCGCCGAGACGGGGTCCTGCGTTGGCGGCCGGTCGTCGGCATGCGCCACCAGAACGAGCGCAGCGGAGACCAATACCGCGGCAATTATCAACCGCACCATCCAGTCCTTCATAAAATCCTCACAGATGTTTTGAGTCAACGAACCGCAAATACGTGTCGATCGCGCGGCGCAGAGTCTCCGATATTGAATACCCGCCGGCCGCCGCGAGCTTCTGGATCCTGGCATATTGCTGCTTGGTGACGCGGAGGTGGATCCGGGTACCCGCTTCTTCTGATTTTGGACGAGGCATTTACTTTTTCCGGTAATGGACGATCGCGTACCACGAGGCGAACATCGAAAGAACCAGGGCCAAAACCCGCAGCCCGAGCTCCAAATTTGATATCCAGGGAACGCCAGCAAACGTCACTGCGCTGGCTAAGCTCGCTGGGCCTACTATGTCATGTTGTGGTGTCATGGCGTGAGCTTAGGGTGTGTGGTCGCCGAAGTCAAAGCTCAGTTGCAACGCGTTGTCTGCAAAGAGCATTTCCTGCGCGTGCCGGTCCTCACACCGGAACCTCCACAGGTCCTGCAGATCCGCGTGCATCCCCTCCATTGGCAGGATCAGCTCCGCGACTGCGCGCGGTGAGCAACTCGATAATCCGGGTCTGACACATAAGCCGACAGTGGGAGATGGATCCGGTGATCCTGGCCCGCTTCTTCTTAAGGACCTTATAGAACCCCTTTCCAGAAGTTCGAGGGTTGTATTGAAGCGTACGATTTGTGAATGTGCGTTCATCACCGACTCGGTCAGTATAGGTTTTCGGGTACTCATACACCAGAAGAAGGCTTGACACCCCCTTCTCGTTGACCGCTGGGTTCGGCATCATCGACTCCTGCACTCTGGCGTACCAGCGCAGTTTCTTCCCCATCTTGCTGTTCATAAGTGACTCCGTGTTGTTTCAGTAGCGCGCGGTCCGCGGCAATATCTTGCTCGAGTGTGAGGTGGCGCAGCATCGTGTTCAGCAGCTCCGGCATTTGCTGCATCATCTGCGCGACGTTATCGCCTTCGATCTGAGTCTCGACGCGCCGCTTGCCATTATCTAGTCCGAGATTTAATTTCATAGATCCTCCAGTTGTTCCTGCCAGTCTGCCACGATCTCATCCAGTTTGGAGCGTAGGTACTGGATATCCGCCGGCCGATCAAACTCAATCGTCACTTCCCGCGGAGCCCCGGTGCCAGTTTGGTCGAAGAACTTCAGCTGCGCCGAGTGCCAGCTCTTCACGGCCTGGATGTGGTAAATGCCAACCTTCATCGTTCGCTTCTTCGTCACCATAAAATAACCACTCCAATGTGAAATCCTAGAACCCGCAGGCCGGCGACACATCCGCGAGGTTCGCGCCGCGCAATGACATGGAACCACCACGGTCGCGCGTCAGAAGAAAATCCGATCACGATATCAATCATTACTCATACTCATGCCACAAATTCCACTGCTCTGGCATCGCAAAGTGACGCCAGAATGTTTTACCGCTGAGGCCTATCTGGTTGGACTCCCGCATCTGCAGGTACCAATCGAACCATATCCAGTGGTCGTACCAGTTTATCCCCTCCACCCTCACCGGGGTCACCATGCCGCCTTCACTTTTAGTGGTAGGTGTTTGCACCCTGTTGCGCATGCCGCGGTGAGCGGGTAAGTTCACCGGGGGGTGGCCGAATTGGTTGTACATCCAATCCGCCTTATAGGGGATATCCGGATGCCCGGTCGCGATCCACTTACCCCGCATCTCGAACATGCGATGCGGCAGCCACGCGAAGCGCTTGCGCACCGTGCCCACGATAGGTTTACGTCCGAACTTCATATGATTTCATCCCGGTCGCCCCAGCACTTCGACATCGGAATTTTTCCGCACAGCCGGCACTCCACCTCACCGCAGAGGTTCGGCTCCGCAAAGTGCAGGAAGAAGAGCTGCGACCCGCACTCACATGTGTAGACAAACTCGGAGTTCTTCTTTTTGAACTCGGAGAGATTGGTGATTTTGTTTTCAGTCATACATGCACGCCTGTCGTTTGTTCGTCTGTCTGATCTCGGGCTCTTCGTCGAATGGCACATGGTTGTACCAGTTCGCGCCTAGGATCGCCGCCGTCAAGATCGAATCCTTCATTGTGTTCATTATGGAGTCGGACCAGAGCTTCGCAACAAAGTTCATAAAAATAAACTCCACTGGCAATGTTGCTCGCGCATCTGAAACCACTCAGCAAGAACCCACCGCTTGCCGCGCCACATGCGAGCCCTCTCGTACTGCGCGTTGCGCCGGGCACGGAAGCGGATGGCGCGCAGGTGCGGATCCCTAATCATTCGAACATGCACCACTGACCGGAGACCTCAACATACCACTCGTCCCGTTGCAGGTCGTACTCCTTCCCAGACATCATGGCACGCTCGTCCGCAGGGACGTTGCGCATAGCCCTATGCACTGCCGGCCATACGGATCCGACGGGATCGACACGGACTTTCATGAAAACAACGGCCACTGCATCATCTGCCACCATGGGTCGTGCTCCACTCCCCCCTGGCCGCCCACTGTTTCGGAGAACAAGAGGTGCATGAGCGAATAGTAGTACTCGGCGGAGGGGATCACAGGAACAAGTCCCATTGCACGGGCATGTAGAAAATCACGTCCGCTTCCGCGTAGAGGATTTCGAATTGGATCCACTTGTTCATAAAAGCACGATAGCACACAAATGGCCCATTAGTCAATTTTGGGTGGCTATGTTATTTAGTGCCCCGAAGGGACGCCACCACCCCACCCCCGCCTGGGCCCTATACCGGGGTGGGGGCCGGGGGCTTACAACCCTTGTAACCACGGGAGCAAAAAACCATTTCCTCAGCGGTGATAAGTAGGAGCGAACGCTTCTAGTTTCAACACACAATCAATGGAGAATCACATGGCCGTCACTAAACCTGTTTCTAGTCTGAGCGCTGCGATCGTTACAACCCTTGTAACCGCGTTGGGTGATGCCCTCACCAATGCGAAGAACAGCGGCACCGCGCTCAATTCGTTCTGTCAAGTCGCTGCAAAAGCGAAGTTTCCCAAGATCCCCAATGAGGCCGACGTCGTCGCGGTTGTCGATGCGCTGTCCGCGAAGCTGTCCTGGAATGGCACACCGCGTGAGAAGGTGAGCAAGTCTGAGGCTCGCAACATCGTGAGACAGCATGCCTACTTGCCTGAGTTGCAAGCAGCGCTGCGTGCCAGTGAGTATGGTCACTGCGGCTACCATGACGCTGTCAAGTTGTGCCGGCTGCTCAAGTCTGAGGGTAACATCGCCGGAGCCGTCATCAAGTTCAATACCAAACCCAAGCAGGCGGAAGTGGATATGTCCGGGTTGTTTGGCAAGGCGTTGCAGCGGATGTATCAGAACGTCTCGGAGGAGAAGTCGGGCAAGACGAAGAGCAAGCGTCTCGCGGCATTGGTCGCATGCGCTGAGGTGTTCGGGGTCGAAGTTGTTCCGGGTGCAGAGGAGATTGCCGCCTAATGGACGAAACCTATTACGCTTTGATCCAGCGGTACAAGCTGGCACGCAAAGCAGAAGACGAAGAGACAAGCGACTGGTTACTCAACGCCATACTCGCACACTTGTCCCACTCTCATTAAGACCTCACCAAACCCCATGCTTAACGGCATGGGGTTTTTCTTGCGTATGATTAGGTAGAGATTAGGTAGTGGCCCACTAAACCCTCGGTACTACTGAGTATTTGCAGGAATTTCCTGCATATTATATATTAAGTAGTCTAAGTATAGTAGTATACAGAACACTACACGAAGCGTGGAGACACACACAGGGATTTCGTGACTGCGCTGCAGCACGTAATTACGTAGTAACCAAAATCTGTGTTTCACTGTCCGTGTGTACCGGGACGCTTCCTACCTACCTAATCACCAAATCAAGCAAGCAAGGGGTCACAAGGTCAATTTCACCAATGTTACGTAGTAAGGAGGTTTTTAGTTATGCCGTGGTTTAGCGTGCAAGCCGGTATCGGCGACAAAATGCACTTCCAATGTTCGACAAATACTGACGCGACAACAACGTGGCAGCGCAGCACTGCAGTGCGCATCTTCGACCGAATCAAAGGTGGCGGCTGCCCTCGCAATGCCAATCTGACCGGCGATACTGGCAATGCATTCACTGGCCCGGCCTTCAAACCAACATGGGTGCGCGTGCTAATCAATGGTAACAAGCAAGTCCCGGATCTTGCGCATGGCGATTGCCCGACCGATCTTGACCTATACTGGACCAACCTGGGAGATTCATTATGACTTTGTACAATGTTATTACAACCCTTGTAACCCTGTCCGCTCTGGCCTTAAGCCTGACGACAATTCATTACGCCAAACAGTCCACGCGCGAAGCGCTCAACGCAATGCGGGACCTGCTGCTGGAACTGGCACGCAGTGAGTCCGAGGAGGTGCGACAGGATACCCGCGAGGAACGCATTCGAGTCGTCGTGACTGCGCTCGACCGACGCGTAAACAATCACAGCCAACGACTCAACGAGTTGGAAGACCTGGTTGACCTGTTGAACCACGACTCTTCCGATCCGATCACGCAGGATGCGGATGAGAGTCTCACCTCTGAGATGCTGCCGGCGAACGACTGGGTTCCGGCTCTGGCTGCCGGTTGGACGGTTGTTGAGAATGGGTTGCCGACGTTTGCAGAGTTGCAGGCGGAGCGGCTGCGCCGCCAGGAGCATGCACAGACTGCGTGCCATGACCCCTCTCTGGGCGCACTGCTGCCCGATGGCTGGCAGACCTTGAGTCGCGAGCCCGTTACAATGCGCCCAAGCGCCAATGCGTTCGATGGGGTGATTAAGGCGGCACAGAAGATCGACCCGAGCATTGGCGCAGCACATGCGGGCGAAGCGGAGGAGCGTACAGAGATGGCTGTGCGCAGCGATAGACAAGTTACAACGGTTGTAACCGACGAGCCGGACCTGGGCGACGACAGCGGTAGCTTCTATCGCGCACAATATCAGGTCGAGCGCGTGAGTCCGGTTGCGGCACCGAGCTACTATGCTGCGTCGGTGCGTGAACTTGCGCGGCATCATTTGAAGTTCAGTCTTGACTGGTATCTTAACGAAGATTTGGCGCGCAAAGATCATGCCATCTGAGGCAGGGACGCTCAGCTGTGTCTGTTCTGATGGAGACAATAATTATTGGAGGTGTGCGGTTCCGGTTCATGCAGTTGGAACACTGGGCGGATGTGGAAGTAGGTGAGGTAACACCTAACCTGAACGACGGCTGCTGGTATCCGGGTGAGCCGGACGCCAACACCTACTTCAGTGTGGTGATGTACTGCAACATGCAGAAAGATCTATTCGACGAGGAGGAGTGATCCGTGTATCAAACGAAGATTCAGAAATCAATGGTGGTCAGTCGTGGTCGTGCGCTGGCTAAGATGAACGGCAGCAAGCGAGGTTACAACGGGAGAGCAATTCATGACTGCGCGCAACCGAGCACGCCAGCGCAGGCCACAGCGCGTACGAACGGTTTCGATAAATGGGACGACATACCGCTTGAACGAGAGCTTTCTGCAAGCGAAGGCATCGCAGACGTTCGACAACGACTTGGAATGGATCGGTTGTATCGGGAGTAAGGACAGTATGCTCTACGACCAGACACTGGCGTGGAGCGCGATGCAGGCGGATGTGTTTTTCACTGACTAGAGCATGGCTTGCGGGCCTGGGACCCGCAAGCCGGCGGGAGACAAACATGGACGAAGACTCAAACGAGATCTTGGAGAAGTTCGAGACATTCAAGAAGCTCTGCGACTGGACCGAGCCCACGATGATTCAGTGGGCGGCGTATCTCGAACACACGCAGCCGGTTACAACGGTTGTAACACTGCACTAGGAGGAGGAATGAACATCGACAAGGTAATGGGTAATTGCTGGATAGCATACAGCATTGGGTTGTATGCCACGGGGCATTGGATCGCTGGACTGGTGGCCAATGCGTTCGCACTTCTACTACTGATAGGAAACTAAAGTCATGGCAACAAAGAAACAAGCAAGCAAGAAGATCAAACTGGTCAACGCAATGGGTCCTGCGTATCTACTCAACATCGTGACACAACTCACGGTGCGATGCGATCAGTACGCACAGCGGTTCGAAGACGTGGACCAGTGGCTCAAGGAACTGCAAGAGGCGATCTGTCCGAAGGTCGCGGCGCGGCTCACTGCACTGGAGAAGGACAACAAGTTCCTTCGCGATCTGTTGAATCAGATGATTAATAACAACGTCAACAACTTCACTGCAATTGGTGAGCTGAAGAAGCAAGGGACTGCTGCAGACAACACGATGACCAACTTCTCGCAGCGGCTGGCCAAACACATTGCGGAGACGGACAAGGAGTTGGATGAGCTACACAAGCACCTACCCCAGGTTAGTCCCAAGAGCACACTAGGGCAGTGGTCCGCAGTGGTCGAGGCGGCGCGAAGGTTCGTTGCGTACGGCGGTGCACCCTTGAGCAAGGGCGAGATTTCTCCCTACGCTACGCTATTCGATGCAGTCAAGGCGCTGGACAAATGACAGCGTTCTGGTCTGTGTTCGCCGCGCTGGTATCCTTCTGGGTACTGGCCGGCGTGGGCGTGGAGTTGGCACGTGACTACCTCTTCGAAGAGTAGAAACGCGTACAACGATGGGAGTGATAGCAAAAGATATAACGAGCCCCTCAGTCACTCCCAGTATGCCGACCATACTACCTGGAAGGAGCATTTGGATACGGAGGAGAGGACTACCAACTTATACTGGAATTGTTTGCAGGCTAATCTTTTCAACACGAGGGATAGGACATGAACGTTTTGAATCGCGGGTTTCTTCTTGGGCTTCTATTCGTGACTGCGCTGGCGTGGTGCGTGCAGGCAATGGCGTGCGACTGCACACAACCTGCCAACTATGGCAATCCAGCATGTAAGCAAATCATCACGCAGGCACTTAACGGAGCGAGCAATGTCAATGCGACAGGCGGTAATGGAGGCCAGGGAGGATCAGGAGGCAATGCGGCAAGCCGAGCTGTGTCGCGATCTGATTCTAGCAGCAACTCAGAGTCGAGCGCGCGAGGTGGCAACGCAAGGGCTGATGCGAGTAACGCAGGTAATACGCAATCGTCAGTATATGCTGTGGAGCGATCGGCACCGCCGGTGGGACCTGGTGTTATAGCTCCCAACGGCTGTGGTGCAGGTGCGCAGGGTGGCGGCAGCAATACCCGCGGCGCGATGATGGCCGGGTTCGCATGGACGACCGACGAGTGTTATGCGTTTATTCTCGCGCAGTCGTTCCAGGCTATTGGTGACCGCACCTCGGCGTGCGAGATCCTGCTCACGACCAACGCAGCCAAGCGTGCAATCAAACGCGGGGCAACATTCAAGCAATGCGTTACAACGGTTGTAACGAGAGAGCCAGTGCCTGAACTACCAGCAACAGAGAGGATGTACACCCGTGCCCAAGTCGACACCATCGTCCGTAAAGCCGTCGCTAAATAAATATCGGCGGTGCGTGGTTGGCCGTGAGGGTATCCATCGTTGGTCGCCGCAGTGGCATCGACTAAAAACTATATGGCTGCGGCTGCGCTGGCTCTTTCCTCCGGAGACTACCTATGGGCAACACATTTGGGACGGGGTCGCGTATGACCGTCAATACTGCCTCTTCAACTAGGGGAAGTAACTACTGGATCCAGCGTCAGAGGGAGCGTGATGCGCAGCAGTTCTGGCAGCAGTGCTGGATGGACGTGGTGGCGGTCGAGGACTGGGTAATGGAACTACCTGGGTCCTCGACTTATGCCTCACCGTTCAACATGCAAGGGTGTGTGTTTCAATGAAGAGAACATACAAACCAATTCCCACGTTCAACGTTGCGCGCGGGCCCGACCACGTAAGTCCCAATGCCTGTTGGGCGAGATACGACCGGGCCGACTACAACGAGGGTATGTGGCTCGACTATGCAGAGTGGCATCGGCAGTTCCACGGTAAGGGCAAGAAGGAAGAGATAGCATGGAAGCATTTCCAGGGGAATCTATTCTCATGAAACAATCCAACAAGGCGTCTCTTATAGGGCTTCAACAGCACTGGGTCAACGTACGTGCGGGTATGCCACTAGGAGATGAAGACCATTCGGAGGTTGCGTGGTCCTCGCTTCTGGTCCCAATAGATGAAGTCACGTGGGGACAAGTGCCTAAGGAAGCGGACCCCGATGGTGACGAACCCTGCATCGAGCAGCACATGGTGTTCAGATGAACAGAGAAAGGTGATCTATGAGACTTAAACGATGGCGCGTGGTTAACGGCCACGGCTTCAAATACGCACAGCTTGATGGTAATGGATACCGGGCGAAGGCAGGGAGGGATGGGATCATCTGTTACAACTGCGGTGTGTGGACAGTACATCCACGGAGGGATGAGTTGGTGGATCAGAAGATTAACCAGAACACACTGTCGCAATGTCCGATGTTCCATATGGACCTGTTCGGTGGGCCGATGTTCATGAGCAAGGATCTGAAGGATCAGATCCCGCGAAGGAGGGGAAGGTGAAGCTAACACGATCACAACTCCATGCGGTTGTCGAGTGTGCGGTAGTAGAAGGGTATAGCCGCATGACTCTCAATGACAGTATATATTCTCCAGACTGGAACGGCCAGTGTTGGAACTTGTTTTCCGAGGACGTCGAATTACTCAAGACGTGGCTGTCCTGGTGGAGGAAGATCAAATGAAAACACCAGCATGGTATTACAACGAGAACGGGCATCGGTGGCGTAAGTTGAAGGCTGGCGAAGCTAGGGATCCCCGTGCTGTACGCGGCTGTACGTGGTGTGGATGCACATCACGTCTCTCTGCGCGCACATACAAGTCGAGGGTGCGGTACACGTTGTTTGTCTGTCTTGGCCGGCAGTCAATGCTGTTCCCCGGTAAGGGCACTACGGTTGGCGGCTGGTCGCAGCCGAGGTTCTGGAAGTCATTTTCATGACTGCGCGCACAGCATCGGCAGCAGGCTTGACGATCCAATCAGATCCGGGTGAAAGCCCAACGGAGGTAATCAGCTCTTATATAAGAGAGTTAGTTGCGGCAGGTCACGAAATCACGGGAACTCATCGCTGCCGCAACTGTCATACAGAGTTCAGGCACTACATGCCGATCGTAGGGTCGGGTGTGCAGATCTTCTCTGACTTCGAGGACGGAGTGCAGTGTCCGCACAGACAGATGAACGTGCACGGAGGTGAGTCGTGATCTGGTATCGGCACATAGACTGGCAGGAGAGCGAGGTGTGGGTGAGTACGCCCTGGCTTAACAATGAAGCAATGCAGTACTGCCTGTTCGGAGATTGGCCATGAGATGGGGAAGCAGCGCACCAATAGAGGACGGAGATATAGGCTCAGAGGTAGTGCCGGAGAACTACAGCTCGTACTGGCCAGAGTGGGCCAGGGAGCACGAGATACACGTGTGGCCGGGAACGTGGAACTTGCAGTGGATGCTGTTCGAGAGGGAGAGGAAATGAACGGCTGGATGGATTGGGAGGCACAGGCGTTTTGGTTAGCCGAGGGTGAGGGCTGGCTGAGGTGGTTCGATATGCAGTGGTGTATGTGGGATGACGAGGATTAAGGCGTATGAACAAGAATCATGCTTGCTACTTCGTCCCTCACGATGAGTATCTGCAGGCTGTGGGCGATAGAGGCGGCAAGAGCGGAGTTATATGGATCTTGTAGGTCTGCTTGTTTGATACCTATGCATCAACCGGATCCTTGTGGGCTGACGGACTAATAGAAAGGAGGAAGTCGTGTGGAGATTCTTAAACTTGATGGTTCGACTATCTAGACGGTGACACTAGACACGAATGGGCGAGCATCAGCACAGGAGCAACAAATCACTTAAACATGCAGGCGAATACGTTTAGAGATATTACAACCCTTGTAACAGGAGATTTGAAAATGGTGAATGAAGTCAAGATCGACGGTCAGGTAGCGGAGCGCAAGACATTCAAGATCAAGATCGGTGCGCCGACGAACTCGGAGCAAGTGTATCTGGAGGGCGAGGGCATCGCATGCGGCGACCATATCGTAGCCCACGCACTGCCGGTGTACCGACAGAAGGACTACCCCGTCTACAAGACCCGCAAGAACGGGCCGTACTGCGTGAGCTTCATTGCGAGTGGGCTGCGCGCGTCGGGCACCAATCAGAAGCTGGTGTTCTCCAAGCTCGAGGCTGCCGCGGAGTTTGGCATGAGTGTTGCCAGTCTCTACGCGCTGCTTGGGTTCCCCATGTCCGAGGAAGATCCGCGCAAGGTACTCGAGTACGCCAAGGAGCATCGCGAGGAGTTGTATGAACCCCTGTGCAATCTCGCGGTGCAGTATGGAGGGGTGCTGGTCACGCCGGAGACTGCCGCCAAGGCCGATGGAGAGTAGGGCCAATCTCGCGGAGATCGGTAGGGATGCGAAGGGTGGTCCGGTCTATATATTCCAGTGCTCACCTGAGTGGCAGGAGGCACCGATACATAGCCTAAAGGAGGAGCAGTACATTCACTTGGCGGATTGCCGCCAGTACTGCTTGTTCCTGCCGTCATGAGCAACGCCACTGCCTTCGACGATCTGGATGATATCAGCATGTGGCTGGATCATATCCCTGCCGACGAGGTGATGGACACGGCTGCGCTGCCGGCGTTCAAAGGAGGCATACCTGAACAGGTGTGTTTGTTCGAATGAGTGCGAACCCCTTTGTTTTACATCAGTGGTACCACTGGGTGCTGACTCATGAGGAAAGTATGCAGACCATGCACTGGGAGGATGGCAGGTCAATAGTGGACTACGCTAATGTCTGGATGACTTGGCAGGCGAATCTCTTCAGCAATGAGGGCAAGTAAATGAACAGGCATTGGGAGTTCGACTCCTATATGTGGGCCCTAACCAGTGAGCAGGCAGTGCTTAAGTGGACATGGGAGGATGGTACAGAGTGGGGGCCGACAGCGAGGAGCGCCTCCACAGTTCAGGTGTGGAACACATTTCAGCTAAATCTGTTTAACAATGAGGTATAGGTAAATGCGAATCAGCAAAGCAATTAGTCTTCTGGTCACGGTCGTCGATGTAGCCTTGGAGACAGGAGAGTACGGCTGCGTCCGCCTTCTCTCAGGTCCTGGCATTGGTAAGTCCAGTGCAGTGCGCGAGGCGGCGAGGATCCTGTCCAAGAAGCATGGCAAGAAGTGTGGGGTGAAACTCGTACGGCTGTGCGAGGTGGAGCAGCCCGACGTCAAGGGGTTCGGGATGGCGGATATCCCCAACCGCAAGATGGTGTTCACTGATCCGTACTGGGCGATTGACCCGGAGAAGGACGGAGAGTTTGGGTTTGTGTTCTTCGACGAGCAGCCCCAGTCAGCGGATGACGTCAACAAGGTGTGGGCGGAGATCGCAGACCAGAGGCGCGTGGGTGAGTACAACATCCCTGACGGATGGGTGGTGGTGTCAGCCGGCAACCGCGAGGGCGATCGGTCCGGTGTGCGCAAGACGATGGCATTCATTCAGAACAGGATCGTGGATATCTTTGTCGACGGACACAAGGATGACCTGGTGGACTGGCAGGAGAAGAACAACATTCACCACACGATCATCTCTTACACCGAGGCATTTCCGGGAGAGGTGTTGGCAGACAGGGTTCCCGACAAGCCGGGTCCGTTCTGCACGCCGCGCTCGCTGTGCCGCCTGAGTCCGTTCATCGACCGCATGAGCATTGAGATGTTCACGGAGTATGCGGCCGGTGCGATTGGTGAGGGTGCGGCGGCCAAGTTCGTGGCGCATCTGCGCGTGCATGATGAGCTGCCGACCTACGCACAGATAGTCAAGGCACCGAAGACGACCAAGGTCCCGGAGCGGCCGGACGCGGTGTACGCGACGGTCAGGATGGTTGCACACAACGTGGACAAGGACACGGCTGTGCAGGCGTTCGAGTACCTGGGCAGGCTGCCGCCTGAGTTCCAGGCGACCGCCCTGCGGCATGCCGTGCGCCGGACCCCGCAGATCGTGCAGCACCCGGAGTTCGCAACGTGGCTGCGGTCGAACAAGAAGTTGCTGGAGGCGGCGAACCTGCTGGATAAGAAATGAGTGACTTCGACTTACAATCTGTCCTAAGAGGACTGCTCAATGATGACCCAGTCGTGGATGACACACAGGTCGTGGAACAAGTGGCTGAAGCAAGTCCGCCGTGTGGCGACCTCGGAGGCGGAGCACTACCAGCGAGCGAACAAGAGGAACCGGCTCTGGGTGGAGAGGCGGACTTGCCAGGCGATGCTGTTCCTCTAATCGTGACTGCGCCAGCCGACGAGCCTGACGATGTTACAACCCTTGTAATGAACTATCCAGCATTCACTGAGGAGAACCTCGCGGAGACCATGGATATCCGCAACTACGCGACACTGTGCAAGCTCAAGGTGCGCAAGTGGGGCGGGCGCGTCAAGGACAAGAAAGCAGCGAGGCAATCGGCGAGGGACATGGGGGCAGTGGATGGTGCCTACTCGACCTACAAGCGCTTGTTCGCCGGTGTGGAGGACCGGCTGCGCGCGGTCAACAGTGTCCTGGATGCGGCTCGCACGCGCCACTACGAGTTGACACTGCCGTGGTCAGTGACAGGGAGCGACGACAAGGGCAGGCGCGATGGACCGCGGCTCATGGCGAACACTCTGTTCATGGAGTATGTGACAGAGATGGGGCAGGCCAAGCAGCAGAAGGATCAAGTGCTGGCCGAACTTGAGCGGGCGTACCCGTCCATGTTGGTGGAGGCCAAGAAGAACTTAGGCAATGGGTTTGACATCAAACAGTATCCAACATCTGCCGAGATCAAGGACTACTTTGACCTGGAGTTTGAGTTCATGCCGGTGCCGCTGGGTGTCGACTACAAGGGCCTGCCGCGCCAGCAGATAGGAGCGCTGGCGAACAAGCTCAACAAGTCAATGCAGCAATGCATGGAGAATGCTCTGCGCGACGTGTGGGCCAGGCTGTACTCACGGGTGCAGAAGATGCAGGAGCGGCTCAGCAACCCCAAGCATATCTTTCACGACACTCTCGTGAGTAACATGCGCGAGTTGGCTGCGACGGTCGAGCATCTGAACGCAACGAAGGACCCCAGGATTGAGAACATCCGTAAACAAATAGAGGCAAACCTATGCAGGTTCGAGGCAGAGGATCTAAGAAAGGATCTGACAAAGCGGGCACTGACCGCACAACTCGCGGGGGAAATCTTGCGGGATATGGAGGCAAGCGTCTCCAGGCCCTAGTCAAGGCTGTGTTCGCTGAAGGTCCGGAAGGGTACGTATGTTCGAACTGCGGTGGAGACTGCGTGACTTTCCACGGGACTGTGCAGTGGAGTATCCGCAAGAACGACTTCGAGGTCATGGAAGTCGGCGACTCGGAATACTGCGGGACTTGTGAAGATGGTTGCGGCACGGACTGGGTTCACTTTAACCAATGGGAACTATTCACAGATGAAGACACTTAAACAAGGCACCATCAAACGTCTGCATGTCAACCGACATGTGATGGGGGCCAATCGTAAGACAGGCGCGGACGACTACGCCCTGACGATACAGACGAGCAAGGGACCTATACGAACCAACGCAGCCTGGGTCGAGGGCAAGTGCAGGTTCGTGCAGGCGGGCGGTATCCACAATATCAAGCCGCTCAAGTGCGGGGCGCGGGCGTGGATCGAGACAAGAGCAGAGGTAAACTACAATGAGTAATGACAGCAGGCATCCAGCATTCACGGAGATCAAAACCGCGATGCTTCTACACGTCCCGTTCTTCGCGAGTCTGTTACTAGATATCATGAAGATCTGGATCGGGGACCTGATTGCCAAGGGGGTGATGCCCCCTGGCATGAAGGCGACAATGGCAACCGATGGTAAGACAATCTGGATGGATGAGCAGTTCATTAAGGAACTCCCCATAGAGAACTCGGTCTTCGCGGTATGCCATGAGATCGGCCACACCATGTTCGAGCACATGGCGCGGGCTAAGCGATACGTGGACCTGGGGTTCGATGGGCAGAAGTTCATCCCTCTGCTGTGGAACATCGCGGCCGACTTCTATATTAATGATCTATTGGTCAAGTCGGGGGTAGGAAAGATCAAACTTGACGCAGATGGTAAGCCGGAGTGGTTGCTCGACCCTAAATATACTTGCCAGATGGCAGTGGAGGATATCTACCGGGACCTGATAAAGAACGGCATGCCGAAGTCCTGCACGGGCGACGGGGACGGGCAGATGGACGGGCATATCTTCGACCTGAGCGATATCTCGGACGCAGAGTTGAAGCGGGCGATTGCGACCGCGGCAGACACTGCCAAGGCAATGGGCAAGCTGCCGGCTGAACTCGAGCGGTTCGCAGAGGAGATCCTGGCGGCCCAAGTTACATGGCAGGAACTGCTCCGTACAACCATTGTAACGACCACTGCACGCGATACGAACTCCTGGGCGAGGCCACACCGGCGCAGGCTGGTAGGGCAAGGGGTGTACCTGGCGCGGCCAGCCTCGTACGGCTGTGACACGATCGTGTGGATCTGGGACACCAGCGGTAGTATCGGGCAGGCAGAGATGAACATCTTCGGCAGTGAGTGCCAGGATATCATCCGGACCTGCCACCCGGAGCGGGTGATCTTGATCGGTTGTGACAGCCGTATTGCCAGTGTCGAGGAGTTCACTGGCGACCAGGAGATCGACTGGAGCAAGACAGAGGTGAAGGGGGGTGGCGGGACTGACTTCCGGCCACCGTTCGACTGGCTCGAGGAACAGGGGATCATTCCGGATGCGTGTATCTACTTCACGGACTTGCAAGGGCCGGGGCCGAGCGACGAGCCGGGCTATCCAGTCATATGGTGCAGTACAACACCAGAACTCAAGGGCCCAACTGGTACCACGATCTATGTGGACCTTGAACCCGCCAAGTAAGGACAACTACTGCTCGCAGCAGTATTATGAAGGGGACGGCTGCTGTGGACTGGATGTCTACTCAACGCGCTCCGGCGAGTGGGAGTTTCTGCAAGAGGACGGCGGTGGGTATTTCACTGGGCAGTCGATGCTGTTTGAGGAGGGGTAGTGAACATCTACGAGCAGCAGCATATAGACTGGCACACCTGGAAACCTTGGCGGAACTGTAACAGCCCCGCACAGTGGCAGGAGCTACAGACAACGGACGATGGTAGCCTGCGTTGGCTGTGGACGCCTAACTACGAGCACCTGTCAGGACCCGCCGGATTGCATCAGCAGTGGTTTCTATTTCTCGATGTTCCTTTTTAGTTGATGTGTGTTGGAACTTTTGCGCTAGTTCAGGTTCATAGCCTGGGCTAGCGCATTTTTTTGTTTAAAATTCACGAGGTACCTCAATGCAAATGTCAGCAGCAGAACTCGCTCAGCTCAACCAGGCCGGCGGATGGATCGCGATTGCGAGCCCCATCCCCACGCCTCCGGTCGTGACTGCGCCACCCCCGCCTCCTCCCGCCATCGGTCCCGGCACCATCTATGATAATGGCAAGCTCATGTGGCCGGGCGACTGGGACGGATCATCTCTCAAGGTGAACTACGCGGACGCCACCAAGATCCCCGGCAAGGTGGTCGCCTCCATGACCTCTATCGCCCCCTGGGCTTACTGGCTACCGTACGTGCTGCATCTGCAGACGTCGCAGTTCACCAACTTGATCCTGAGGATCAAGCCGAGTGTCGCCGGACAGAAGTTCAGCGCAGCCGCGTACACGTCCGTGCTGAACCCGGACGGGACCTGGAAGAACGACGTGGTTACCGGGGGCGTCTCGAGTTTGCTTCCCTATGCATCCAATCCGGATGCAGATGGTGTGGTCACATACACCATCCCGCTGTCAGCCCTGAAGGCAGTGAATATCGACCTCTACAAGATCATCGTGCAGGACCAGACGGGCCTCACTGGTGATGTGTGGTGTGTCGTATATGCGGCATTCATGTAAACTTCAGTTTCATTCACAAAGGAGTAAGTCGAAATGAAGAGTCTCTTTCTAGGATTGCTTTTGGCCACGGGCGTAGGTGCGGCACAGGCCGATGCAACAGTGCAGCTGCTGCAGCCGGCACTTGTCGGTCTCGGTCAGGTTGGTCGTACTGCGTGTGTCGGCGGTAGCTTCAATGCAGATCACTCAATCACTGGAGCATGCCATACGGCTATCGCAGGGGCTTGTAGCGGACGTGGCTGCCAGCCTGTCGTTACGACCACTAACTACATTGCGACATGGAACTCAGTCGGTGAGCCGACCGGGGTCCAGGCATGTGCGACAGTACGGCGACACGGAGCCCAGAGTGATGTTACCTACCTGAATGGGCACAGTGCGGCCGACTGCGTGGGTGTGGTATTCAATCCGACCGGTGCGGTTATCGTAATCGACGGGATGCCGCTGTTCTACGTGACGACCGACGCGATCACTGGTGCCGTGCTTGCGAACAGCAACACCGCAGGGTATCTGTTCCTGCCCAGTGTCCAAGCGGATGCTCCGGGTAAATTCTACTAAACCTTCCGGCGGGGACTGACACCCGCCTTCTCTTACAAGGGTTGTAACATGCAGTTGATTACTCTGGATGTCGAAACTTTCTACGGCCCCGACTACACGCTGAGCAAGATGACCACTGAGGATTACGTGCGTGATCCCCGCTTTGAGGTTATCCTGCTGAGTGTTCAAGTCGGCAAGGGAACACCCAAATGGTTCAGTGGGACGATGAAACAGACGGGCGAATGGCTCAAGCAGTTCGACTTGGCGAACCAGGCGATATTGGGCCACCATATGGCCTTCGATGGATTAGTCCTGCAGCATCACTTCGGAATCGTTCCCAAGATGTATTTCGATACCCGGCTCATGGCCCAGGCGAAGTACAAACCCTATACGGGCTCTGCATCGTTGAAAAACTGTATGACGTATGCTGGCCTCGGCCTGGAGAAGGGGGACGAAGTCCACAACATGTTCGGCCGCAGCAGAGCCTCTTTGTCCCGTGAAGAACTAGAGAAGTACGCCGGCTACTGCTGCAACGACGTCGCCTGTACCGCCGCTCTCTTTGCGCAGCTGATGCTCGACTACCCGCGGGACGAACTCAAGGTCATCGACCTGACCCTGCGGATGTACCTGGAGCCCCAATTTGAACTCGACACGCAGGTCCTCGCCGAGCACCTGCAGGAGGTCCGAGCCAAGAAAGAGACTATCCTGCAGCGGGTGTTCTCGGTCTGCTCGCAAGAGGATCTAATGTCGAACCAGAAGTTCGCGAAACTTCTGCAGGGGTTCGGTGTCGAGCCTCCCATGAAGACTAGCCCGACGACGGGCAAGCCGACATTCGCATTTGCCAAGGCGGATGCCGCTTGGAAAGATTTTGTGGAGGAGAACGAAAGCGATGAACTCATCTCGGCGCTCTGCGCCGCCCGAACTGGAGTTAAATCTACACTGGAAGAAACCCGCACGCAGAGACTGCTTACGATGGGGAATACCAGTCCGCTTCTTCGAGTCCCACTACTCTACTATGCTGCTCATACTGGACGGTATGGTGGAACCGAGAAGATCAACCTGCAGAACCTTCCTCAGCCTCATAAGTCCCGTATTCGCTTCGCTCTTAGGGCCCCAGCTGGATCTGTGGTTGTGGGTGCCGACCTCTCCCAAATCGAGGCCCGACTCGCTGCTTGGCTTGCAGGTCAGAGCAGCCTCGTCACTGCTTTCCGAGACGGCGTTGATGTTTACTCGGCATTTGCTTCTAAGCTCTACGGAAGAACTATTACACGGGCGGACAAAAGAGAGAGATTCCTTGCTAAGACAGCTGTACTCGGGCTTCAATACGGCATGGGACCAGTTAAGTACATCGGGACTTGCCGGGCCCAAGAAAACATTAAAGTCGATCTCGAAGAAGCCACAAAGGTCGTCTACATCTACCGCGACACCTACTCGATGATTCCGGACCTGTGGCGCACGCTCGACCGGATGCTCGACATCATGGCAGAACCGGGTGCCCGCGCGACCCTGGGGCCGCTGGTGTTCATGCATCAGAAGGTCAAGCTGCCGAACGGGATGGAGATCGTTTACCCGAACCTGGAGAAAACCGATGCGGGGTACCAGTATACATTCGGGAGAAGTCTTAGAAATCTGTGGGGTGGCTCTACGCTAGAGAATATCTGCCAGGCGCTCGCGCGGATCGTGATTACGGAGAATATGCTGCGCATTGAAAAGGAACTAAAACTGCGGCCACTACTCCAAGTACACGACGAACTGGTGTACTGCATCGCTAAGGGCCGGGAACAAGAAATCACCGAAGCCCTTAATAAAATTATGACTGCGCCACCTAAGTGGGCCAGCAGCCTTCCATTAGACGTAGAGGTGCACTGTGGGGCGAACTTTGGCGAACTCAAGTAGCTATGAGGATCGGCTCTGGAAAAATACGATCCAGGACGGCGAGTGCCTTCTTTGGGCGGGGGATACCTGGCAGGACGGCTACGGAAAAATCTCCTGGCATGGAGTGCATTGGCGGACTCACCGTCTCGCCTACACGCTCAAGCACGGCCCTATTCCATATGGCAAGCTGATTCGGCATACCTGCGACAAACCCCTATGCCTAGTCGATGCGCACCATTTGCTAGGAAACGAAGCGCAGAATATGCAGGATAAGGTTGCACGAAACCGCCAGTCGCGTGGCAAGCGGCACTCTGATATTATGCGGGAAGTAGTTAAGCGCGGTAATGAGCATAGGTGGACAAAGCTGCCCGATAACAAGGTAGAGCTTGTCCGCCGTAAGCGGCTCGCCGGCGCAACCCTTAAGAGTCTAGCCAAGGAGTACGGTATGAGCATCAGTGGCATTCATCACATTTGCAGCGGACGAACACGTACGTGAGCCGCGAGTTCGCCTGGAGTTTCAGCGCTCTAACTCGATACGAGAATTGCCCGAAGCAGTACTACCACGTCAACGTCATCAAGGATGTGAAGGATGAAGACTCATCGTTCTCGGCGGATGGGCAGATTATTCATAAGGGCATGTATGAGCGAATTACAAAGGGAAAACCCCTCCCTCTCAACTATCGCTATCTGGAGTCGACGGCAGCTAAATTTGTGGGGCTCCCTGGAGATACATCCGGTGAACTCAAATTCGCCATGGCTCGTGATTTCCAGCCGACGAGTTATTTCGATCAATCAGTCTTCGTTCGAGTGGTTGTGGACCTTCTTGTCGTGGCGGGAAAGCGAGCTATTATCATTGATTGGAAAACAGGTAAGCCGCAGCCATGGTCGATTCAGCTGGACCTTACTGCGGCTGTTCTCTCGACTCACCTGCCGGAGATTGAAACATTCGATCTTGCGTACGTGTGGCTTAAGGATACGAAGATACCCCCCACTAGAAGCCGTCGAACGAAGTCATCTATGGTAGAGGTATGGAACAATCTCCTGCCGCGCGTCGCCAAGATCGAAGCGGCAATCAAGACGACCGACTTCCCGGCGAAGCCGTCGGGGCTCTGCAAGTACTGCCCGGTGAGATCGTGCCCGCACAACACAAACGACAGATGACGTGGACGGCGTGGATACTGCTGTTCGAATGGGAAGCTGTCGACAACGCGTCGCAACGGAGCCTATGGCGGTGAGTATCTCCCAACTGTTTTCTACAGAGCGGTACTGGCCGACCGACATGCGGCTAACTAACGGCCGGAGCCTCCACTGGAGTGGGGCGGTTGATATCGTAAATTTCCAGTTGAGTTTGTCCTGGTGAATACCAAATATAGCGCTTGGCTTGTGCATACGAATCAGGATGAGCAGAAAGACTGCTATTCCTGGCAGATGCAAGGGTGTGTGTTCGAATGACCCCCGAAGGCAAAGTAAAATCAAAAGTGAAGGAACTTCTCAACCTCCACGTTGCCTATCAGTTCTGGCCGGTACAGACTGGCATGGGATCACGGACACTGGACTGCCTTGGCTGTCACAGCGGCCGGTTCTTCTCGATAGAGACGAAAGCAAAAGGTAAACACATGACCGAACAACAGGCATCGATCGCTGACCGCATGCTGCGCTCCGGCGCGCGGGTCTTCGAAATTGACGGGGACCTGTCGGAACTCGAGTATTGGCTGCGGCTCGAGCCGCAGGTTTGCGTGTTTTCCTGATGGCTACCTTCGGCGCACAGTTTATATGGGGCGTTCCCGATCATTATCCTGGTGTGCCAGAGAATGAACTTTGTGACTGGATGTACGCCAAGCGCTACCAATGGATGCTGTTTTTATGAGTCTCCTAAAAAACCTATTTGGTGCAGCGACCCCTCCGCACCTGGTCACACAGGGACAGTCTCCGGCAATGACGGCCACCCAAGTCGCAATGCAGCAACAAGCATGGGCCGGGCAGCTAGGGCAGGCGCAAAGCCAATACCAGAACCAGCTCAATCAGCAGATGCAACAGATGGTTGGCGCTGCCATGCCTATACCGACCTTCAACGAACACGTGCCCGTATGGGACGAGGGCGGATACGAGCCCTGGCTGGGCAAACCGACGCATCGGACCGACTACTGCCAGCGATGCATGTTTCTGTGAGCGGATTCCTTACATACCAACCAGACGACGAGTTCGAACAGGCCTGGCGAGAATGCACGACAACTCAGACGATGTTCAACTTTCGCTGGATGCAGTGGTGCCTGTTCGAATGAAGCAGACACCAGGGCACGAGTGGGCCATGCGCGGATGGGGGCGGATCCTGTCCGGCAAAGAGGTGCGGCAGTTCCACGCTGCCGTGCGGAAGGCCCAGGAGAAGAAACTCGCGCCGCCGCCACCGAAGTGGGTGAACCCGTGGCAGTAGCTCAGGTCTCGTCCAAACACAAGGTTTTCATGCTGCCCTACGATCAGGGGCTCTACAATCTCATCCCTGGTACAAGGGTTGTAACATTGACCGGAGGTCCTCATGTCATTGTCCCGCACACAATTGAAACAACTAAACTCGCTCGCAACCTGGGGTATCGCGTGGAAGCTCCTATCATTGGCCAATACGATTGGGCTGGTGATACTCCTTTTGAGGCTCAGGAAGTAACCGCAGCCCTTGCCACTATGAATCCGAGAGCATTTATTCTCTCGGAGATCGGCACTGGCAAGACTCGCGCAATCCTCTACGCGATCGACTACCTGATCCGCGAGGGCGTGATTAAATCGGCACTGGTGGCCGCGCCCCTCTCGACGTTATCCCAAGTCTGGGATAAAGAGATCTTCCGGTATTTCCCGCACCTGAAGGCGGTCGTCCTGCACGGCACGCGCAAGCAGCGGCTCGAGCTGCTTAAAGGCGGCGCTGACATCTACATAATCAATCACGATGGCATCCAAACAATACAGAAGGACCTATGTGCAACTTCATCCATCGGGGCTGTAGTAGTGGACGAGTTATCGTACTATCGAAACGGCACGACGGACAGATGGAAGTCTATGTCGAAACTGGTGGAGGGGCGCCGGTACGTGTGGGGCCTGACGGGGTCCCCTACCCCCAACGAACCGGCAGACGCGTACTCTCAAATCAAATTGCTACGTCCCGAAGCTGTGCCGAAATACTACAAGCACTTCAAAGAACTCGTCATGACTCAGGTCTCGAACTTTCGCTGGGTGGCCAAGCCGACTGCTTTGGACATAGTCCATAGTGCGATGCAGCCGGGAGTACGATACTTACGTAAAGACATCATGGAGTTACCCGAGACCAGCTACCAGACCCGTGATTGTCCGCTGACACCGGACCAGTCCAAGGTGTATAAACAGCTTTATGACAAGGCTCATTATATGCACCAGCACGGGGAGATCACGGCCCTTAACGCCGGCGTGCTCATGTCGAAACTGCTCCAGGTTAGTGGAGGATGGGTCTACTCGACGACCCGCGGCATTGTGGCGCTTGACAATTCCACTCGAGTTGACTCTTTGCTTGAAGTGTTGGAGGAAATTGGTCAGGGACGCGCTCTTATTTTTGTAGAACTCATCAGTGCGGTCAATGAGCTGCGCGCCCGCCTAACTAAAGAAGGTATTATCTGTGAAACTGTCACCGGCGAGACTAGCCTACGTGAGCGCAACCGTATTTTTGGCGAGTTTCAAAGCGGGGCTGGACCTGCAAGGGTACTTATTGCTCACCCTAAGTGCTGTAGTCACGGCCTCACTCTTACCGCTGCATCCACTGTCATCTGGTACATTCCTACCACGTCTCTGGAGACGTATGAGCAAGCTAATGGCCGGATCACGAGACCGGGACAAGTAAACAAAACACTCGTGGTGCATCTATGCGGGAGTGCTGTGGAGCGTAAGCTCTACGCCCTCCTTCAGAGAAAAGCTGTTACTCAGGCCTCACTATTAGAGATGTTCGCAAGTGCCTCAGAGTAAGCTCTCGCAGGAAGACAGGACCAGGAAGGTCCGATGGTGGAACCTCAAACATAAATATGGGCTTACGCCGGAACTTCTCGACATTATGGAGGTCCAGCAATGTAGGGCCTGCGCGATCTGCAGAAAGCATTTCGACAAAACACCCCATATAGACCATGACCATAAAAGTGGGTCTGTACGGGGCTTGCTATGTAAGCAGTGTAACCTTATGATTGGCTTCGCACGAGAAAAGGACGCCAATCTACTGAACGGGGCTGAGTATCTAAAACATTGGAGAGGACAGATGGCAACGATTCTCGAGACATTGAAAATTACCCCCGGTCAAGCGACCGAGGCATATATCAAGCTGAGGGACAAAAAGAAAGAGAAGGATGATGCGCACAAAGAGTCAATGCAGCCTCTCGTGCGAATGATGGACCAGATCGAGGCCGGGCTCCTCGAATTTCTGGACGCGAGTGGAAGCAACTCCATCGCATCCGATGCAGGTACAGCCTACAAATCAGTCAAAACATCCACGTCCGTCGCTGACAAAGAAACCTTCATGGCTTTCGTCAAAGAGACGGAACAATGGGACGCGCTGGATGTCAAATGCAACCAGACATTCGCGAAAGATTACATGGAGGAGAACGAAGAGGTCCCTCCTGGTGTCAAAGTCAGTCAGATAGCAACCGTCGGAGTACAGCGCAAGTGAGCAATCAATTGGTAAAGAGCGATTTGGGGCAGCTTCCGGCTGCGATGGCTGATCTGTTTGCGGGGCAGGCGAAGGCCGCCGCGCAGGATCTCACGACAGGAGTCATGGCGGGGTTTCCGACCATCTCCTACCGCGGCAAGGTGTGGCGCATCCGTAAGGGTGGCGAGGAGCAGAACTACGTGGATGCGAACGGCGATGCCGTGCAGTCCCTGGAGCTGATCCTGGTCAAGGCAACACCGACGCTCGCAAAGGTCTTCTACGCGAAGGCGTTCGAGGAAGGTGCGACCGGCAAGCCGGATTGCTGGAGTGCGGACGGTGTCAAACCGGACGCGAACGTCGAGACGCCGGTAAGCAAGTCCTGCGCCGCCTGCCCGAACAATATTTGGGGGTCCCGCATCTCCGAGTCCGGCAAGAAGGGCAAGCTCTGCGCCGACCGTCGCCGCATGGCCGTTGTGGGGCCTCTGGACTTGAACACCAATGGTGTGGACTGCGAGAAGCTGCTGCTGCATGCGCCCGCCGGTTCGCTCAAGGGCCTGAAGGAGTACGCAGAGAAGGTGCTCCAGCCGAAGGGCGTGCCCTACTACGCGGTTGTGACCCGTATTGGGTTCGACGTCAAGGAAGCGCACCCGCTTCTCACATTCCGCGCGACCCGCTTCCTGACGGAGGACGAGGCCCGCGCCATCCTGGAGATCCGCGACGGTGACGAAGTTGCCCGCATCCTCCAGGAGAGTCACGAGTTTGACGGGACGGCCGATGAGGCTGCCCCTGGGACGGAAGGTATTGCTGGCACAATGCCAGCTGCGATGTCCGGTCAGGCCGCTAAGAGCGACCTCTCCGCGGGCGTAGCTGCCCCGCAGCAGGCAGCAACTCGGGTTGCTCCCGAGGCTGCACCAACCCCCGCACCGGCCGCATCACCTCCGGCCGCCCGTCAGACTGCAGTTGAAGCGGAACTGATGCCCGAGAAGCCGAAGCGAACGCGCAAGGCAGCCCCGGCGCAGCAGGCCGCACCGGTTACCGTTGCTCAGCCGACTCCTCCCCCCGCGCAAACCTCCGCGGCGGCCGACGACTTCGACAAGATGCTCGACAGCATCCTGGGCTAACGGACAGAGGGCTAGCGCCCCAGCAGGACGACGCCACAACTCCCCGTGGTGTGCTGGTAGGCTGCTAGCCCTCTAATTTTAAGGGGCAGATGTTGCACATTTCATTTGGAAAGAACTTCCGCGATACGGTGCCCGTCGGCAAGGAGATGTCGTTTGAGCGATTTGTCAAGGTGGTTACAGACCTACCAGTCCACGTCGGACGACTACACTGGGCCGAGTATTGCGCCGCCGATAAACCTGTTCGGTCTCGAGACAAAGATGCAGCCTGGTTCATTCCAGCTCAATTTGTTCGACCGGAGCGAAGAGCCGACGCTGTTGGAGTTCTTACGGGGTTCGTGTGCGATTTTGACGACGGAGCGGTGGGCCGAGCTGAGATTACAGCAGCGTTATCTCAATATCGACACGTCGCTTGGACTTCCTACTCGAACGGGCTTGATGGGCTATCTAAGTGGCGTTGCTTTATACCCTATGCGGCACCTATTACACCTGATCGACACCTAGCCGTTTATGAACACTTCAACAAAATCTTCGGCGGTCACCTCGATCCGCGTTGTGCTACGGTCTCCCAACTCTGGTACCTCCGTGGTCGTCCCGTCGGTGGTCCCCCTAGCGATCTCTTTGCGAACCTTGAAGGTAGCGATTTCAATCCTGGACAAGCAGTCAGTGCCGGAGGACGAGATGGCGGACATGCTGTGGCTGGAGTGCTTCCAGTCAGTGGTCTCAGTACACTGGCCGCCAGGGCAGCACAAGACAACAATGACCTCATCGCAAGAGGCCCGGCGTCTATCCTCGATATTAAAAGCGCGCTCGCAGCGTTAGACCCGAACCTCTACGGCACGGACCAATACACGGAATGGCTCAATCTGGCCATGGCCGTCTTCGACGGTACTAAAGGATCTCAGGAAGGTTATGACATCTTCGACGCCTGGTCTCGGACCATCCCCGGATATGAACACGAAGGCTGCTCAGCTTCCAAGTGGCATTCATTTGGTGGGCGTGCCGGCCTCAGTCGAAGGACGGTTGCATCTCTATTTAAGTCGGCCCAGGATGCAGGATGGTCCCCCGGCGTCGGAAATAATGCTCAGCAGCCACATGTTCAACAGCCTGCGGCACCAGTATGCGCACCTCAGCCGGCAGCGGTCGCACAGTTACTTCCTGCAGGTCAGCCGCAGCCAGTTCAGCTTGTTCTACCCCTGATCGTGAC